GTCCTAAACAAAGTGCTCTCCGCATACAGAAGTGTTCACCGTTGTTCATACAGTTTTCCTTTTCAAGCCTTTCAATCTCAGCCAATATTTTCTCTTTGTCTGTCATATTCAGTCCTCCTTAATGATAATCAGTTTACATTTATCCGTGTCTTTTAAACCCAAATCGTCAAAGCTGATTGGGTCATGAGCAATAGTTCCATAGGCTTTTCCTTCAATCCCATAAAACTCAAAAGTAGCGTGCCCATCAACAGCTTTTTTCATCATCTGTGCCAAACGCCACTCAGCACCCGAAATAAAGCCGCTGTACCTATCAAGGTTATACCCTACTTCGGTATCATCAGACCTCACGACTTTAGCATCTTCCCTTGCCGCCTTGTCTAATTCATCGCTTACAGGCTCTTGTGTTAAGGAATTGCCATTTTCTTTACACGTTTTATCATCATGTTTAGAAATAAGTGATTCTTTAACTTGTTTCCCGCTTGCAGGCTCTTCTTGCAAGGAGTCTATATAAGCATCAAGATTGCACAAGGTGTTGTAAGAAGCCTCGTCAGCCGCAGTTCTAAAGTTGCCATTGGCATCCATAAGACCGTCCTGCTTCTTGCTTATCCACTCTTTTATTTTCTTTATTTTATCCATATTGCTTATTGTTTTTTACGTTTCCTTTTTAATAAACTTATGCCATACTGCTTGGGCGATAATTCGCTGAATTTAGCATCTCTTGCCTTATAAGCTTGTTCTTTGATACTACTGATTTGCGAGGCAGGTTCAATATCGTACTCACTATTCGTCACCATTGACAACTCATTCACTTCCTTGGTGCTCAATTTCACCAATTCTTCAGCTATTGATTTTATATCTACCATACTATTCTCCTTTCTGTCTTTTCAATTCTTCCTCACGTTCTTTTTTGTAATACTCACGCTCTGGTATTCCGTTTATCGTCTTTGGCTGTATCGTTGACGGACGACCGCGATAATCATAGGTTTTGCCAGTCATCTTCTCTCTGAACATCAGACTATATAGTATTCGTAGGTCGGCGTGACAACCATGCGCCCTTTCCACAGGAGCTACCACAGGCATGATACGCTTGCCATCCCAATATAATAACCCCCAGCCCTCTGGTAGTTCTTCGGGCTTAATAACACCTTCTGGGCAGAGATACCAACGAATGTTACCAGCCTGATACTCTGGTTGCACATTACGCCACATTTTCTTCTGGTCGGCTTTGAAGTCAGCGTGCGACACCTTAACCTCAATAAGCACCGTGCTGTTACCGTCGTAGCCCCATACATCTGGGTTCTCAGTTCCAGTCACATTCAGCTCCACCGCAACGATATTGTATGTATGGCAATGCTGGCAGAATTTATAACAGCCAGTCGCCTCGTCTATGACATGACAAGGTTTGGTCTGACACTTCTTCCAATCATTCTTCCGACGTCGCAGCCATTTTGCCCCCTCCGTGCAAAGCTGATAATGTAACGAATCCGTTTTGCTCATAGTTCTATTTTTTTAACTTGATTTCTCAACCATTCCATCTCCCTTGTGAGGTTAATGTGGTAGTCATTCTCAACCCGCTTTAGGTTGACTATGATTTCTTCTGCCATGCCTCTGTCCGATGCTGTGATAGGACTATTTACAGAAAGTCCAAGTTCAAAGAAATGCTCGGCAATTTGTTCTACATATTCATATGACCAATCATGTTTGACACCGAACTCCCTTGCTATAGGAGATTTTATATCAGAAACATAGATTGTTGCTCCAGTTGCTGAATGTGGAAGAGAATAAGCATACTTTTCTATCTCTTTTTCAAAATCCACCTCTTTTGCCTCGAGGGTATCAAGGTGTTCTAATAACTGCTTATAGCAAACCTTTCTTATCATGCTTGCGTTCTCACACAAATAAGCTTCCTTTGCCCACGCTAATAAAGCGTCTTTGTCTATCAAATGTGCCATAACTACCCTCTTAATATTTCTAATAATTCTTCTGCTCGCTCTCTGTCACCAAACCCTTTGATGTCAACCCACTTGTCTGTAAAGAACCCCTCTTCGAGTTTCTGAACAAAGTAGCCGTCATAAGGAATACAGCCACCATTAACATAACATGGGTATCTGTGTTCAATTCTATACTTTGCCATACTTCACTTTATATAAATGATTATTTCGTTTGGCATATCAGAGCATATAACTCTGCCACATACTATTCCATTTACAAACTCTCTCTTAAAAGGGCTTTCCAACCAAGAACGGTCGAAAATAATATCACCTTTTTTTGGGATTTCACCTTGCCAATTCTCCCACCTTCCAATCTCGTAGGATGTTCTAGTCTGAAATATAATTGTCATATCTTACTCTTCTGTCATGTACTTTTTAAATTCATCAATAAATTCACTACTAGTCCTCAGATAACCTTGTGCGATATCACCAACTTTGATAGCAACGATACCACTTAAATTACAATTAAGATACTCGCAAGCCTTTTCTATAAAGGCATCAGTAAGTTTCTCTGCCACTTCTCTTGCTACAGCATATTTCATGCTCTCTATGGAAGAACAACATCCTCCAAGAATGTGATGTTCTTTCCATAGGTATTCGTCTATTTTATCCTTAAATTGTATAGGATAAGACTCTGGTGCTTCGTTTGCTTTCATAACTTTAACCTTTTAGTTTCTTTAATTGTTCTAATATATAAATTGCATCCTTCAACGTTTCTGTTTCTGGACAATATCTCATTGCTCTTTCAAGTGCTTTTATCTGCTCTTCACTCGGCTTCCAAGTGTATCTCTCTCTGAGTGATTGGAGCCTCTTGATTAATTCTGCATAATCTACACCTCCAATATTTCCGTTAGATTCCATTCTATGACGTATGAACTCACAAGCCAGATGTATTGTTTTTTCTACTTCTTCATTATCAATCTTGTTTGGTTTTGATATTATTTCACATGATTTAAGTCGGTACAACCAATTACTTAAAGAACGTGCAGTAGATTCTGTGAGTACAGGCTTGTTACCATTATAGTAACCATTACAGAAATCTATCAAATAGTCAAGATTTGCTTTATCTTCTTCATTCCATTCTTGCTTTGGTTGTGCCTGTACTCTGTATTTAAGTGACTTGAGCCAGTCAATATCCCAATCATCTAATTTTATTAGAGATTGGTTTTTTATTATTATACTAATTATAGCATTAAAATAATTTTCATCCTCTTCACTCCAAGGCTTCTGCTCATAGAGTTTCTTAACGGCACTGATAGCGCATTCGTGCTCTAAAATGCCGTCATCAGTCTGATAGCCATCAACCTTGCCACGAGTTCTTTCCAAAATGGAAATAGCATGCCACAGTCCGTCAATACCATAGTCTTCACCATTAGGTAAATCAGTAGGCTTCTTCTCACCTTGCTTTTCAATTAATCCTCTTATCCAATTATACACTTTCTCTGTGTATTCTTCTGCGCCACTAAATTCTTTCATCCAAGAATGGAGATGGTTCAACATCCTTTCATCCTCACTCTCTTTGAGTTCGGGGAAAAGATATTCTAATGTTTGATTAACATCACTATACATTTTTTGCCTACCTTCAAAAAAGTCTTTCACTTCTTTGGAAACCCTATCATAGGCTTTTGCTTTTTCCTCTGTTGATAATTCTTTCATTTTTGTCTATTATTAAATTTAATATATTCGTAAACCAAGAAACAAATAAATAACACATAACTCATAATAATGAAAAATGCTATCCACCCTGCACTCATAATCACGACATTTTAAGTTTGTTTAATCTCTACCCCATAAAGGATATTTACATCCGTCTATTGTCTCCGCCATAGAACGAATAATTTCATTACCTCTACGAATGCCATATTCACCTCGTAATTTAGCACCCATTTCTCTGTTAATCTTTTCTAATGAGTTCTCCATAATCACAACAAATTTAATTCTTTAAGTTTAATAATCATATTTACATAAGCATCCACAGACAGTCCATCGAAGACCAGATTTTGCATCATATCCATCTTTGTTAAGTCTGTTTCTGCCAATTTTTATTTCTTTGTTCGCTTTTGTGGCAGACTTAAATTCTTTTGAAGTTCCGTCTGGAAAATAAACTGTTACTTTTATTCGAGATTTGTGGTTTTTTACAAATTCAACCTTCTTTAGTATGGTATTTTCTTCTCCTTTGTAACACCACAATTTCCCTTTTAGAGAAATATGTGTTTGTTTATCTCCATAACCATCGCAACAATGACATATCAAAGCATGACTTGCATTCATTTCTCTTGCAGCCTCTCTTGTACTAATAAACTCTTTTTCAAAGTTTCCATTTAAGTCAAACATAAGCACAGGAGTATTACGTGGATGGAAGTTTCTTTGTCGTTCTATATATGTGCCATAGTTGTGGTTATACTTGTCTGTACACCATTCCAAGTTATCAACTCGATTGTTTGTCTTACATTCATCCTTGTGATTGACTTGAGGAAGATTGTCTGGGTTTGGTATGAATGCCTTCGCAACAAGCCTATGCACAACGATAGTCTTATGTTGTTTATTCTTTTGTAGTCCAACGTGCAGATAGCCTTTATGTGTCATTCCAAGTTTCATAACCCTTGGATTGCGACCTTGAAGACTAATAACTCTACCAAAGTTTGACACCATATATAGACCTTCGTAGCCTTCAATATCTCGCCATTCTTCTTTCATATCCGCACTATCAAGCGGTAGTATCTTACTCAAAGCCTTACTCTGAGGGAGGTCTGTGTATGATTTAATTGTCGCCATAGTTAAATTAAATTTTTAAGACAATACTTTAATGCTGCTTCAACTGCTTGTTCTGGTTCTTTTCTTGGCATAGGAGCATAAGTACTTTCATATATACCTTCTTCTTTATTCCAAGTCCAAACTTCTACAAGATAGACAAGTTTTCCATTTTCTTGTGCTGGAAGTAAAAATAACAATATGTTATGTTCTTTTCTCAACCACTTAATTGCTACAGTTTGAGTTGGGGCAGCATATATTTGCTTACCTTTAGGGATTACTTCACCATAATAATGACGCCAAACCTGTCCATCAAGATAATAAGTAGCACAGTTTTGGTCAAACCCTTTCTCTCTCAGTAGCTTTGCCACCTCAGATGAAACGTAATCCTCAGTTATTGTTGCCATAATAATCACAGTTTTGTTATTTTCCTACCATCACCATAAATGCTGTTTTCCTGTCCGTCCTTTCTTGGTTGGAGCTTCTTGGTAAGCTGCTTTCCAATATACTCGGCGTACAGAGTCTTTGTTCTGTAATATGGACTGTGACGACCTACAATCTTTTCGACCTTGATTATAATATCATTTGACGCAATAATGTCTCCGACATTAAACTCGGCATTGTCTCGCGCCCATTGGTCGAGTACTGCCTGCCGCGATTTGTACAAGTTGGCTTTCGCCACTCTGATGGCTTCGTTGAATATCTTTTCGTATTCATTCAACCACGCAAGCGTTACCTCGTCTGTCATCTTCTCTTTCATAGTTATTTTTCCTTTAATTTATCAATAAGATGTGTCAAGTCAAACAGTGGAAGACTTCCTTCAACATGCTTTTCGTAGATTAACTGTTCAATCTGCTCAAGCACATAGTTTGCACCTGCCTCAAAAGATTTCTGTGTATGACCTATCGGGTCAAAATCCAAACCCTCGCTTGCGCCTTCGTGATAATCGTCAGACTGCCAGTTGGTGTAGCCGTACTCTTCTGACTTTTCTTTGATACTCTTCATACGCTTTGATTTTAATTATTACTTATTAGTGAACCCTACAGGATTCGAACCTGTTACCTACGGATTAGAAGTCCGTTGCTCTATCCAACTGAGCTAAGAGTCCGTGTGCCCACCGCTGTGGGCTGCGTTAATACCAACAAAAAATATAAATATAACAATGACACTTGCAAAGATAGATGTTTATTTTGAATATTCCAAAATAATTTTGTATTATTAACTTAATTATTGTTATTCTCGATGTTCCATTTTATTATGACACCAAGATGTCTGTTCCTTACAGTCCTCCATGTGGCGAACAGGTCTGCGTTCTTACGCCTGCCCCAAGAGCCGTTAATTGTCTTTATAGCATACTCAGAAGGAGAATACACGTCCACAACTCTTGCGTCGTCTGGAAGGTTGTGTATGGCGGTTATTATTGCCTTTAAGTAAGCCCTGTTTGTATTCTCATTTTGAATGGCATGTTTGCCAGCAATAATCAGCAAGCCTTTTTCGTCTGTAATTCTGTAATGGAACTCACCTTCGTTTTTTTTGTAGTTATAAGTTCCACCTGTATAAGCTTTGTAGTTCATCTCTGTATATATTATATTATTTTAAACTAAAACTGCTTACCATTATCCTTGAGAATGGCGCAAAATTCACCCATAAACGATGTTACTCGTTTTTGGTTTGCGCTAATGATTCTGCTATACCTTAGAGCCTTTTCATTTTCACGCACAGCAGCGGTTTAAGCACTACTGATAATTGTCACTTCCGTTCTTAACAACGTCGCTCCAAGCGGACAATAACCTTTCGGCAACCCATCACTTGTTCCTATGAGCACCTTCACTCGGATGATGATTTAACTCGACGTGGAAGGGAGACTGCCGATGTCGGCTTTATGGACGCATAGGGTCGTCGAGCGAGTGAATGGAGAAAGCCAACACCTAAAATGAACTATCCCCGTCAAGTAGTAGCGGTACTCAACAGGGAATCATTCGTCTATAGTGTTGGCTGAAAAGCCTTTCTATCTTAGTATGTCCGTTCCATCAAGCCCGCTACGTTTGATTTCACGCTGCAAAGATACGAACTATTTTTCATTCCGCAATGGTTTTGATGTGATTTTAACTAAACTTTAACACTTAAAGCCTCGTGTTCCTACCGAAACCGAGGCATAATGCTATTACGAGCAAGATAATCCACAACATTTTTCCCTTGTCGATAGTGATTTTACATTGCCTTCATCTGCACGCCGTCTGGAGTTAAATCCTCTGGTTTTAAAAAATAATCACCAGCTCTCTTGCGTGGAGCAACCTGTATCTTCTCCATTACGATAGGGAGTCCTTCCTTTCTTAGTTCAAAAACAATAGCACTCAATCTTAGTGCGCCATAGAGCTTTAGTGCATCGAGCTGTGTAATGTGTTTACCACTTAAAAGGTGTTCACGAATCTGCTTCTTCTGTGAAGCGAACTCTTCTGGATTGAATTGATAATCGTTTGCCATAATTGTAATATTTAAGTTTATCGTTCAATTATTTCGTTGATGGCATCAATGATGTCGTCGATGTTTGAAATCTCGTCGTCGAGCTGAGAGGCAGCCTCATCGAGCGAATCAATGTTCTCCTGCATAGTTTCCCCACGCTCTGACATCTGAATGCCTTCTGGCAGGTTGTCGTATGCCTCCTCTTCCTCGTCGTGTATGTTCTCAATCTCAGTCTTGATGTCTTCCAACTGAGTTCTTAGTTCTGCAAGCGCGTTTGCCTGCTTTTGAAGTTCGTTTCTTCTTGTCTTGTTCATAATGTTTCGTTTTAATTGTTAATTACTTGCGGAATCCGCGTCCGCCCATTCTAATAAGGTCTCCGTTGAGTATTGCCCCAATGAGACCGATAAAAATGATTATACCCATAATTAGTTGTTTATAGTTTCTGCTCTTAACAGACTCTTGCGAATTGTGCCAATAGTAGAAGCAATTTTTACTTGCGTCTTTGTACTCATAGCGTCGTCTCCTTCGAGATTCCACTTCGGAAACAGCGTTGGGTCAATGTCCTTGAACATTGCCATAGTCTTTACTATTTCCTCACGATTCTCCTTCTTGGTGTTAACAAGATTCCACTGCCAGTCCTTTGGTTCGCCAACGCAGGCATCTGGGAACACGTTTGACAACACCTTTAAAAACGCAACAGTGTTCTTGTTTTCAAGAAACCGCGCATTCTTTGTGATACCCTTTTTTCTGTTTGATTGTAATTTCATTTGATAATCTTTGTTGTTGTAATTAATTCTGTATTTCTCGTTTGCCGCACCGAACTTAACACCCTGCTTTCGCTTGACTTCCAAAGCGCTGAGTGTACGTTCGCTGATTAGCTGTTTCTCCAACTGTGCCGCAAAACTGAAGTTGTTCAAGATAAGCTCATCAATCGCGGTCATCTTTGCGCAGTTCAGGTCAATGCCCATGTTCACACATACCAGACGAATCTTTCGAGGCTTGAGTTCTTTGTGTATAAGCTCACTGAGGTTAAACATGGAACGTCCAAGACGGCTGATTTCAGAAACAATAATCATGTCGCCCTCGCGAGTCTTTGGAAGAAGAATCTTACCTAAGTTCCTGTCCTCATAGCTTACGCCGCCAGATATTCCCTCGTCTGACACCACCTCGTCAACTTTCATGTTGTGAGCGTTCAGCCATTCGTAAGCTGTACGCTCCTGCTGTGCCAACGTCTGAGAGGATGTTGAGACGCGACTATATAAGAATACTCTACACATAATATCTTATTTTATAATTTCGACAAAATGATATATGCCGTTGATGACTCTACATTTACTCTTTCTGTACTGACAGGAGAGGTCTGTGCCATAGTATTGCTTCATTTCTCTGTCACGATAAAGGTCTGTCACGCAATCGTGAGGTATTGCATAAAGTTTAAAATGTGGTGTATTCATTTCAGCATCCGTGTTTTAGTAAGTATTCAACGATTTCCTTGTCTGTCGGGTCGCTTGCGATGAACCCGTAGTCGCAGTAGAAGTAGATGTCGTTGTCGAGCGCATGAGCCTCTGAATTTCCGTTGTTGCAGCCTTCCTCGATAGCATCCCATAATTCGATGCCAGCAACCTTAACAACGGTTTCCATTCCGTCGCAGACCTCGAACATAACCTCTCTTACAGGGAACTTCTTTCCGTCCCACTCTTCAAAATACTTTTCCATATCCGTTATTTGTTTGGAAATTTATATCGTCCGTTTTCTATCGTAGTACCTCTTGGAACGAGGTCAAAGTGAGGCGGAGTTTCGTAGTGTCCTATAACGAATCCGTATTGCTTGATGTGTTCCGTCTCAGGATTGAACGTAAAATCGTCTACGTCGAACATTACGCTATTCTTGCAGATTACTAAGTCCCTGCTCTTGCACAGAGTCTTGACATCGTCAAGTTTCATTTCGTGGTAGCGGCTGGATTCTCCGACTATCCACACCCATGCTCTTGTAACCATACTCAATCCTCCTCGACATCAATAATCTTGTGACCTACAAAGGCATCAAACTGACGAGCATAGTCGTAAGGGTCTTCTTTCAGTAATCGTTCAAAGATAACCTTTGCTTGTTCTTCGTTCTCCGCCTCTACCTGTATTCTCTTGGACATTACGAAGTCCACATCTAAAATAAAGTTCTTCATAATCCTTAAATTTTAAATTAAACGTCTCGCGGTTGGGCGCGTGTCGATAGTGAACACGCTACAAATTGAAGTTGTCGATAAACTCTTGACACTTTTCTTTAAGCATCTTTGCATACTCGCGCTCTGTTTCAGAAACCTCTGAATAATTTGTCATTGCGTCATAGCATTCACACAGGGCGAGATAAGTATTCTCGAACCTGCAATGTCCCATGTTAATCATAGTGCTTAAGTATTTAATTAGTCAATGAACACGTCGAACTCAAGAATCTTGCTCTTAATACCCTCAAATACAGGCTTCTTCGAGAATCTGTAGTGGGACTCGCGAGTCTTCTTGTCGCGCTCCAGATAGATGTGGTAGCCAGCGTCTTGGATTACCTTGAACACTTCCTCCATCTCGCAGGAGTGGATACGAGTGTAGTCATAGTTCTTGTTTAGCGTAGAGCGTGTAATCAAGAATGGAGACGTTGTGTCGCAACTGTTCCCCTTGAATACCCCGACATACAGTTCGGCGTGCTTCGGGTAGATGGCTATCGACGTGTTCTTGTCGAGGTAGTCTTCTATGATAACGTTACACAATGTCTGTACGATATTCTCTCTTACTTCTGTTGGCTGAACGTAGTCGTTCGCAATAATTTTGATATTCATAATTATGTATTTTAAAATTGTTAATATTTTTATCCGTAAATTGGTTTGCCAAAAGTTATAATCTGAAGAATGTTCTCAGCCTCTGGCAAATCGAGATTATAAGAATCGTCTTTGATGAGGTCGAATGCGCACTCAGCATCCCAGCCGCCATTGTCAATAGCTTTCTGAATACCATTCTTGATGTCCTCAAGTGTCACCGTGTATTTCATTGCACAGCGTTTCTCGTCCCACTCGTGAGGTAGGTTTCCGTAAGCATCCTCTTCCGAGTAGTAGTCGAGTACATACACAGGCTTGCCAGCGAGAAGAATCTTTGCCCAAGTGTCTTCACAGCAGTCGCTCTCGTCTTCAAGCTCCGTTCCGTAGTAGTCCTTCTTTTTCTTCACTACACTAAAGTAGTTACTGCCATACGTTGCTGTGCTTAACAGGTGTACCAAATCGTCGTGATTTATTTCCGTGATTATTGTCTTTGTTTTCATAATTGTCAAACTATTTCTGTTAATACTATCTCAAAGCCTTTACACGAAGTCTCATTTGTGAGTCTTCTTTGCGCATTGAAAATTTCAACACACTTATCAAGAGGGTAAATGTACCGAATATCTTTCTGATTGGTTCGCAAGTTGTAAATTGAAATTTGTATTGCCATAATCAGTCCTCAACTTTGTATAGATGAATAAAATCCCATCCTTCATTACAAGGAATTTCTATCGTTGCGTCTGGGTTCTCAAGTTGTCCGTATGATATAGCACTCGTATAGTAGTACATATATCGTCCGCTCGGTATTGAATGAGGCGGGCATGAACCACACCATGTATTCCACCACTCTTCGTTCTGCTCCCACTCTTCGTTACCTTCTTCGGGAACATCAACAAAGTTCAAGAACTCTCCGTTAATGGACTCTTTCACAACCCATTCCAAAATTTCAATCGCTTTCATAATGTATTTACTTTATTAATTATATATTATTAATTATTATAGCATGCGTGTGCGTATTACACCCTATGACTCGCAGATTATCGCATAGACAAGCAAAATCATGCACGCAATACACGCTACATTCCACCATCCGAATACGTATGCAGCACCAAACGCAGCGCACACGGTGACAGTGACTCCGATAATAATCGACCAGCTCTTTATTCTCTTCATAATCGTCATATATTTACTTTTTTTCTGTCATAACACTCTACTGGGTGTGCTGCCGAAACAAGATAGTAGTCTCTGACACACACCCTCTTAATCTCTCCAAGTGCTCCCATAACAACACCAAACTCGTCGTTCTCTGGCTCATACCCGCAGTATTTCTCAATCCTATCCATTTGCTCGGCGGTCAGTTCGGACACCTTCGGGTATCGTGCTACGTAGCATTTACCCATAGCTTTGAAGTACGCTACGCCATTAAAGCATGGGATAGAGAAGTCTTCTGAGGACTCCTCTTTATTCCCTGTGATTACGTTAATTCCGTCACTACCAAACGACAGGTAGTTGAAATCCCAAATCTGATAGTCTTTCATACACTCACCTCCTCAAACTCTTCCTTATACAAACCTGCGTTATCGAACATGTCAATCTCTCGCTTGTCCAGCTCGCCGTAGAAACCCCAACAGGAATCAGACTCTTCCCAATCCTCATGCTCGTAACACTCATCGTCTCTGTCTGAGTTTGTGTACTCCTTATGGATTACACTCTTAATGCAGTCCTCTACGACAAAGCCATATACCTCGTTGTTTCCCCAAGCCTTCAGTTCGTCAAGCATCCACTCAATCTCATCAAGGCTCTTGCCGTTCCAATACTCTTCCTTGCATCCGCTGTACTTCAAGAACTCGTCCTTCTCAAGCCAGCAGATACCCTCCGAATTGGTTGAGAACTCATGGCTGAATGATATTTCTCCGTAGTAGCCGAAGCTGTAGGACATAATCTTTATCTCGTTGGTGAATAAATCGAGTTTGCATATCGCATCAATCTGCTCGTCCGAAAGATAGTCGGTTAAGTCGTACATTCCCAAGTTGTCAATCTTGCAGCAAAAACAAACCTCTTCCTCCCAATGCGCCTCGTGTGTGTTACCATCATAGTCTTTCCATGATGGATGCCAAGATTGCAATATCCATTCTCTTCTTGATTTGTCGTAGACGAGAGAGTTTTCGTACTTGTCATGCTCATCCGAATTTGCATTGGCTTTCAGTATTCCTATGATAGCATCCCGATGACCATACAAACCTATTAGGATGCGCAAGCGGTCACTACAAGAACATTTTTTGTATTCCCGTTCTTGCTTGTCCATAATAGAGTAGTCCCTTGACCAGTCCTCGCAGTGCAGTGGCTCGTCAGTCATGTCGCGAGGATTGCATGCACAATCGTCACGATAGAAGGAAATTCTCTGTGAGCCGTCCTTCTTGATAAATCTCTTTTCTAAAGAACCTTCCATAATTGTGATGTTTATGTTAATACAAATTACTGTCTACATAAAAATCTATTGTGGGAACATTTATATATTTTGGTCTTTTCCCATCTCTTTCTACTCTTATGTGCATACTGCTTTCTGAAATAGAAACCTCGTCAGTAGTTCGACAATCATGGTCTCCGTCATAGTACATCGTTGCTGTTACTGTAACAACGGCTTCTTCTAAATGATTTTCCTTGATGTAATCAATAACATCTTTTCCTGTCAATCCTTTCATAGCTGTAATGTTTTATGTTAATACTAAAGTTACCAATTCTTCTCGTCGTTCACGATGCGACCAATCTCATCCTCAAGAGCGAGGTAGTATTCAAGACCGCCATTCAGACCTTGCTTGCGAACCCTTCGAATTGCTCGCTCGGTCACGTTGAACTTTCCGCAGATAGGGAACTTGTCTGAATCGTCCTCGTTGCGGAAGTGTCTGTTGATTTCTCGGATGCTCATCTCACTGATGATTGCATCGGTTAAAATTACTTTTGCCATAATGTATATCGTTTTAATGTTTAACTTCAATCAAAAATGTCCGCCCGTATCTCGCGACAAAGACGGACTTAAAGTATTAACTAAAAAACATAATGAAAAATAAGTAGCTGCGACCACATCAAAGTGTAGGCTCTAAGACCATCGCAGCCGAACCATGTCGATAGTGAACGTTACTTGAACGTGAACACGAATCTGTCCCACGTCTTGCCTTCGCTCCAATCCATCTTGCCACCGAGGTACGCAGCAATAGCACGATAGCACTCAGCACCGATACCACCCTCGAAGTAAGGAGGCCATTTTTTATCAGCACCATCGCCTACATGCTGAATGCCGTAAGGTGCTTTTTTGCGTGAGTTGCGTTTTCTCCAAGCCATACCCTTTGCGACTTTGTTGAAAGCTTCCGCAACGACACTTGAGAGTTTGTCGTAGCCACAGCCGCTTGCATACTCAGAGCCTTCCATGACTGAGCCGTCCTTGAACCAGCACCGCCATTCGGCGCGAGGACAATTGCCCCACCAGCGAGACCTCTTCCACTCAACATCAATACGTAACTCGCTGATGTCGCCCATAGAGAACTTGTCCTTGTTCTTCTCGTTCTCCTTTGCCAGATGTGCGAGGAATCCACGCTCGGTCTTATACTCCTTACGAACTTTCTTCAACTCGTAGTCCAACTCTCCCTTGAAAATCCAAGGGAACTGCTTTGCCAATTCTTTCTTGTTCATAGTCTCATTTTTTAACAATTTGTTTGTATGCTGTGTATAACTTTCCCAATGAAGTCCATTTCACGTCTGTGCCGTTACGTTTCAGTACGCCATCGTCAAGCATATAACGGTCATAGGTGTCGTCATTGTATTCGTTCTTTCGCGAAATACGAAGATATGATAAGTTCTTTGTCTTTATGTATTCGACAATAGTGTCGATGCAAATCAGACTGGCATACTCTTCAAGGAAGCTTCTTCTTCTGTTGTCAACACACAATTCATTCATGCAGTCGATAATGGTACTTACGTCCTGCGTACGTACAGCTGTCTCTGTACGCTCCAAAAGAGCAATAATATTATTGTGCAACTCTTTCTTGTTCATAGTTGTAGTGATTTATGCGTTAATAATCTCGTTGTACATTCTCTCCATTTCAGTATAGGCTATCTTGTGACATCCAGCCGTGAGGATGTCGTTCTCGTAAGAACTGATTGTGTACTTACCACTGCCCTTCGTGTCAATCTGCATTGACTTGAAGCACGACGGATTCTCATGCCACTTGCTGACAATCTTCCACATCTTCTTGCAGACCTCCACAGGAATACGGATGTGCTTTGATGTCTCCACAGTGTCATTGTTAAAGTTCAAGCGCAGGAGAACGTTGCCACCATAGTAGAAGTCTCCATCCTTATCTACCACGCTTGCATCCTTGAATGACGCTTCTGCATCATATAAGTCCGAAAGATGTTTACGCCACAAGTTGCGACAACCCTCTGAGCCATCCTTTAGGCACTCAACTATCTGCTCCTGCTTGACCTGCTCCATGTACTCACGCTCCTTGCGCTCTTCCTCTTCACGCTTGAGTCGTGCAATCTCTTCGGCACGTATGCGAGCCTCTCGGTCTGCAAAGTGCTTGTCCTGCTTGCGAATGAACTCTGAACAGATAGCGTACTCCGCCTCTGTCGTGTTCTCACGAAGGTAGTCGTCGTTGATATATATATCGTCGTAATAAAAGCTCTTCTTATCCTTTTTGTGCGCCTTGACGCGATTGAGGATTCCGATTGCCTTGCGGTTAAGAGCTACGTCCTTACACTTTTTGTAGAACTCTGCAATCCACTGCTCCTTGTCCTCTGACATGCGGAACGAATCGTAGCTGAACGATATGTCTGTATCGCACCAGCAGCAGTAGAAGATGTAATCTCCGCTGCACTCATATACGACACCATTGTCCTTGTTGACGCAGTTGTTGTAGACGTCTCCAGAGTATCCACCATAACTCTGCTTCGGCTCGCTACCTACAATCCACTTGTAAGCGTTGCGGAAGTTCTTGTTATACTTTCGAATGCACTCGTCCTCGTGTTTCTTGTACTCATTGTATGCAAGAGCCCTGAAGTGCAACTCAACACGCTCCTTTGCTGTCAACTTGCGAATCTGGTCTGCCGTCAAAACAGCGTCCATGCGTCCACGGCAATAACCCTCATAAGGACTTGAAATACCCAACCTTGCACATAGTGCCTCAATCTTCGCACGTTTGTTCTCAGCCTTGCGATACCTTGCGCAGTAGTCCCAATACTTCTTGAACGTACCCTCTCCAAAGAGTGCGTCTGTCAGTGTTTCTACATCACGCTCTCCGTCTTTGAGCATACGTGCCAACTTGCGCTCGTTGTTTGCAAGTTTCTTGTCTTCCTTGCACCAATCCTTCTTCGGTGCTCTCCACTTGAGGTACTTCGCAATGCTTGTGTCCTTGTACAGACTGCACAACTCCTCAATGTAGCCCCATGCAGAGAAGTCAACGTTCTCCAGCCCCTTCGTCTTGCCTCCGTTAATGGCTGCAATCTGATTGTAGATGCGCTCGACATAGTGGTCTATCATCTGCATACGATGATACTCCTTGAAGTCCTCGTCCTTGGTGTTATACTCACCTACGAGATTGCAGTTGCGCCAACCATAGTAGCCACCGCCAAAATCAAGAGGGAACACATGCACATCGTCAGGGAAACACCACTTTCCCAGCTTGTGCTTACTGCTTGATATGCTTGTGCTGCCGTCAAAGATAACGCACACGTTCTTCTCCATGTCGAGCCACTGACCGAATATAGTCGAGTAGCTGTAGAAGTTTCTACCCTCGTACCTGCATGATGAAGAACTGATACAACCATTCTTGCCTTCTAACTTGTTCGCAAATCTGTGCTGAACGTCTGAATAACTTGCCATAATGCTTAATGTTTTAAAAGTTAATACTATGTTTAAAAACGGATATTATATAGATTGTAGAGCGCATTGGAGAGTGCTTCGACACAGCCTGTGCCGACGTTCCTGCAACGACAAATCTCAGCTCTTCCTATAGACATGAGTTCGTCTACTGTCGCAATGTTAAGACTTTCGAGCGCTTTCTTGAGTATTGAAGCATATCCTTTATTTTTGGGGTGATAGCCGCGATGACCGTGTTCTTTCGCCTCGCGTATTCTTCTCTCCGTGTTCTCTTTGTCAATCCTTTCAACTTCTTGTATGATGTTGATGACAGAAATGCCCTTCATGCCTACAAAACAATTCTTGTCGGTTTCTTCATCATCTTCCATGTAGACAAGTTTAGCCAGTCTCATTGCATAAGACGCAATAAACTCAGGTGATTTCTGATTGGTTGACAAGATGGTCAGTGCTGCGTTTTGAATAAATTCTTCCTTTGTCATAATCTATGTTACTTAAAGTTGTTGAACTTGAAACTCATAGACGTGATATAGTTGTCCTCAGTCGTGATGCCGTCGTACTCTGGGTACGTCCCATTTTTGTCGTCACCCCAAAAGTAGTGATTACGCAAAGTGCCCATAATACGCTTTTCCTCCTCGGTTTCGGGGATGAATGTAACCTTACTTTCGTCTCCGTTTGTCGTCTTCTGTAATTTCATAATGCTTTTTGTTTAAGTTGATACTATTTGTTAATACCTAAAATCTCCATTTTTTCATCCGTAAGACTCATGCCGACTGGCGCCCACACATGGATTGCATACTCTGCCAGCTTGTCTTGCAGGTCAGGGCTTAGATTGATATAGAACCGATGCATGACCTCTCCGCTGCCATACTCGTTGTAGTATTGCTCCCACTTTTTGACGAGGTGCATGTAGTCGTAGTTGCCGTCGGCATGGTCTACAATATAGTGTATAAACAAACTCGGATGCGGGAAGTTGTAGCAAAAGTACACCCACATACGTACTGATAACTCTGTTGCTTTCATATTCAGCCCTCCTGCTTTAAAGATTACCTACTTCGTGACACTGCTTAATAAGCGCCAACAAAAACCTTTCGTCACAGATTTGGTGCGCTACAATATAAGAGCGCATAGGAGTCCATTTACCCATAAACACCTCTGCCGCATCGTTATATCCGTTTGGCATACGTCTGTAGCCAAATTCGTAGACCTCGCCATCCTTTGAAAAGAGATGCATCGTTACTCTTGTGTACTTTGTACCACCTCCCTTGTCGGTCACTTCAAACTTTTCCCTGTCTGAAAATATTTCCTTGCATCGTTCGAATGTAATCATACTCTGCCCTCCTAATGTTTTAGATTAATAAATTGGGGCAGCATTTCTGCCACCCCGAACACATTTAGATGCTGCACTCCGTCAGCGTCCAGAGATTATACACCATATCGTATGGTACATTCATTATACGAGACAGGTGTGCAAACACACGTTCACGCACCACAGAGTCACCGACACCGAGTATTTTATAGATGTCGACACCTTTGCGCATCTGCTCGAACAGGTCGTACCAACTCAAACCCTTGCGCATGTTAAGGACGTTCTCGTGATACGTGTTGCGATACCAACGTGCTACCGACTTCTCGCCCTTCAGAACGTCCTCAACTCTAATAAGCGTGCCCTCAACAACAACACGCTTTTCCATCAACTTGTCGAGATTATACTCGACTTTTACTACATTAATCTTCATTTTGCATTATGTTTTGTTTATGTTAATACTCGGCAGACGGGCGCGACGATAGTGAACGCACGCCCAGTGCTGCCCTATGCCTATTAGAACATTAGACCTACTCGCTGGGTGCGGAACATAAAACTCTCTGCACGTTCCAATAACTTTTTCGTGCCGAACCCATGCTCGAACATGGTGTAGATGTGCTCCAATTGGTCACACATCTGCTTAAAACTCTTCTTCATATCACACGTCCTCCAACATTAAAGATAAAAATACTGACCTGCAATTTCTCGCTGCTCGTACGCAAACTCACCGCCATCGCATACAATGTTCTGCTGAATACACTCAACAACAAAAGCACATGCCAAAGCTATAGGCACGTACACACACTTCTTGCTTAAAAGCTCGTTTATATACTTCTCCATATCGTTATCATTTAGAATGTCATTGGGCTGTAAGTATTGCAGCCTGCGACAAAGTTTTTACCTTCGTTTACTCTGTAAAGTGCTTTCGCGTTAATCATTCGGGCGTACTGCCTCGCTTTTTCGTCCGACTGCATCATGATGTCCATAACAATGTAGCCTCCATCCCTGCGAACGAATGCCACGTTATAACGACGCATGCCTATGCAATTGCTACCGCCTACAACTACAGTGCGGTAGCTACTCTTTTTAAATACTCTCTGTTTCATTGTTGTTCCTCCTATGTTTTAGTTAATACTATATTGTTTAATACAAATTCCTGCTTTTGCATACACAAGTCAGGCGACTATTTGCAAAACGTTTGGTCACGATGTACGTGCCACATGTGCCTGCCTCGTCCCTGCTAAATCTGTTTATTACACGTCTCTTGCTTGGTCTGTGAGTTTGTGCTGCTGCAAATATATTACGCTCAATACGCTCTACATGCTGCTGCATCTCAAAACCACAACACACACAAAACTCTCTTTTCTCTTTGCGCTCCTTTCTTGTTTTAGAGCCAACTAATACATGATACTTCATTTTCTATTTTCGTTTTATTTGCAGTGTGTGCAATATCGCTATTTTTGCAACTGATAGATATATTTTCTTTCCTCGGTAAACATTCGCGCACACCAAGTCGGGAAGAACCCAGTCTTATTATCAGTACACACACTTTTCGCCTTTATTTTCCAATTATATGAATTGTTGCAAAATTGCAATATTATCAATACAACTGCCGATGTGTTACTAAAAGCCCATCGGTTGCTTTTCGCTTTTGCTGCATATAGCGTATAATGCAACAAACGAAATAATACACAAATATATCGGATTACACGCGTTACCATGCTATTTATAAAGCCATACTTACCCAATATAATACGCTTATTTTTGTTATCGTGCATCGCTGCCGTTTCAGTCAAAAATATAAAAATTCTTGCTAACATATCGTTATAGCTTGTTCTTTGCCTAAACTTATATAATTGCCTGCCGTTTTTCCTTTGTGGTGATATGTTATCGTTTCAGCACTATTTCAGCCGTACCAAACTATTGACCCCAAATAAGTACCGCTTTTCGCTATTTTCCGCCCTGCTGCAACAAAGTTATTTTGCATTTCTGCAAAGGTTAACATGTGTGGCAACCAAACGTTTGTTAGCGAAAATGTAGGCAATTATTTTCGTTTTCAAACTTTTCTAATAATCACAAAAACCGCTTTCGAACTATCGCACATACAAACGTTGATAGTGAATTTTTGCTACTTTATGAAAATAAATCTTGTTTGCTCGCTTAAATACTCAAATTGCCAGAGATAGATACCTTTGCACTTTGCAATAAATAGGTATCTAAAATTGCGCCCTTTGCGCTATCTTACAACCTTTTCAGTAAGTTTGCCACCCTTTGCGGGTGATGGGCACGCGTATCCCTATACACGCCCCAAATAGCGGGTGCAAATCTTTTCGAAAGTAGTGCCATATTTCAGCACGTTTGCACCCTATGGCGATTACTTGCCAAATTTAGCCTTAATTTCGGTTAACTTTTCAGCAAATTGCACCTCCGTGATTTTGCCAGCGTTAAAATCAGATATAAGACCTTTTTGGGCTATTTTATAAGCCTTTTCGTTTTCCTTTTCCGCCTTTTTAGCCGCCTTTTCTGCCTTTTCGTTTTCCTTTTCGGTGGTCTTTATTTCTACCTTTGCCACCTTTGCGAAAGCGCTAAAAATAGCGCTAATTGAGCACGAAATAGGGCGCAAATAGATAAACTTTGCGCACGCCTTTTCGGTCGCGGGTATAATGTTTACCAAATCATAGCCGTAAACGGGCACACTTTTGCATGTTGCAACCGCGCACAAACGTCCTTTGCTATCTTTGCGGTATAGGTCGCTATCGCTTAAAAGGTAGTTAAATTCGAAAGCATAACGCCCACCATGTGCACTTTTGAGCACCTTTGCCACCTTTGCAAGATTATCACGCGTAACGCCATCAACACCCGCGACTTTCTCAAAATCGCCCTTTGCAGCCTTATTTAGCAAGTTACACACTACAAACGGATTTTTGAACACGCCTTTTAACTCTTTCTTTGCGCTTGTTGTAACGCTTGAAAACTCTTTGGATGAAATACTAAAAATTGCCATAATCGTAAATGTTTAAAAGTTAATACTATATTGTTATAATGTTATTTTGTAATCTCCCAAAAAAACTTGGTGGCGTCTATATCATTAACGCTACAAAAGTCATCAAATAAGATTTGTGCCTTTTCGTTGATAACGTAATCCAAGATAGACAAATCAAAGAACCACTTTTTAACTACTATTCTCGTAAGTTTGTCCTTAATTACTAAATATCTCTTTTCCATATCTTAAAATGTTTTATTTGTTAATACTGGTGCAAAGGTATGATAATTTTTTGATACCTCCAAATATTTTAGGCAAAATCTTTTGTTTTTTAATATTATTCTATATTTATAAACACTTTTTTACAATTGTATTATATATTATTATATAATATGTATATATATAATTATGGTTGATTTATATCAATAAGTGTATATTTTACTATATTTAGCTATATATAGTTTATTATCTGTATAGCTATATAATCTTTATTTTGTTTATTATTGTATATATAACACTAAATCGTTAATAAATGATAACGAAAGATACATAATATAAAACCAGCAATATAAAATTAGCTATATTTGCAGCCAAAGAAATAATTTTCGAACCTGATATTTTTGCCGCTGACAAACTTCTATTCTGGGGTGGTTGGTATGTACATAGCATTTTATAGCCGTTTTTGTTTTATCAAATGTTCATATAAGTCGACCAAAAAGCAAAGGTATCCCGCAAATCACCAAAACGCTTTCACTTGAAAGGGGGCACGGGGGTGCAGTGAGTCGTGAAATTGTGTGGTGCAAATACTTAAAAAACGCGAAAGAAAAAAAAGAAAAACGATTTTAGGGCTTTCTACGGCTTCAAAATAAAGTGAGGCGATAAATTATCCATCCGTGATGTAAAATCGTCTCTACGGGCTTAAAAATGGCTTTATTTTCAATTTTCGGGTCAATATTGTCCTGCTGGAATCTAAAATCCAGTATATTTTGGCTGTTTATTTTCTTTTCTATTTGTTTTATGCCATATATTGTCATCCGTACACTTTCTGGAAGAAGAAGAAAGAACGGGGGGCACTTGAGATTTATTTATAAATCGACAGGGGGTAAGAATAATAATATTATTATAATCGTCCTCTGAGGTAACTGACGCGTGACGTGCGTGCGCGTGCGTAATAAGTATACCTTATATAAGGTTTACTATTATAAGTACAAGTATAAACTATTATAATAGAGTAAACCTAATAGAATATATATTCCTGCAAGAATATTATCCTAAAAAATAGGTTACTATATGTTAATAGTATCCTTTTTTAGTTAAGAAACCTTTTATAGAGGTCGATTTATTTGGAAGTTTGGATATTAAGTCGTACCTTCGCCGACGGTTTAACGAAAACAAAAGAATTTATGATTGAAAGATTTAAAACAAGAACGGGTTGTATCTTCAGTGATACTGACAAGAAAATGGAGTACCTGTACGTAGGCGACTACGGTAAGGAGAACAACATCAAGGCTGATTTCCTTGGTTTTACGAAGGAGATTAACCAAGTTCCTCATCATGAGGTTGATTTGCGCGAGAAGATGGTGGTTACAATCTCAACGCAAAAAGGCTGTCCGATGAACTGTATGTTCTGCGACTGTCCAAAGGTTGGCTTCTTTGGAAACGTCAGCCGCGTGGAGCTTGCAGAAGAGGTTATCAATGCAATCGACTTCAGCGGGTGTACTTACACCGAGCGTTTCAATCTTCATCTGGCACGTATGGGTGAGCCATCGCTTAACGCAGGCGCAGTGCTTGATTTCTTGGAGTTTGACCTTCGCCGCGTTGTAGCTGCAAAAATGAAGGCAGACGTTATCCATCCTGTATTTACCACCATGATGCCAAAGGGTCTTGGTATTGAAGGCATGGGGCAGATATTGGAAGATTTCTGTCGCATCAAGAACGAGGTTTACGATGGAGAGGCTGGTTTGCAGCTGTCAATCAATAGCACAGACCAAGAGCAGAGAGACAAGCTGTTCCGTGGACGTTCGATGAGTCTCGGTGATATTGCCTATGTATGCAGACGTCTTCCGATGCCGAAGGGACGTAAGTACACTCTGAACTTCCCTGTAACGGATAAGACCATCCTTGACCCCAAGGAGCTGAGTCGTTTGTTTGACAAGGACAAGTTTATTGTCAAGATTACACCGATTCACGAGACAAACGAGGCTAATGCTAACGGAATTGGTACTCCAGAGGGATACTACAAGTACGATGTGTACCGCCAGTTCGAGCAGCCTCTGCTTGATGAGGGCTGGGAGGTTATTGTGTTCATCCCTTCCAAGGAGGAGGATGAGGATAGAATTACATGCGGAAATGCGTTGTTGAGTCATGACAGAGGAAGAGTATAGGGAGACAGTAGTAGGATATATGAGTACAATCGCTTCGAGCACTTTTGTGATAAGCCTTGTGGTGGTTGCTGCTTTTATCTTATGGAGCATGACAAGTTGTAGTTAAAAGAAAGAATTATGAACAAGGAAACAGATGTTGTTGAAAGACTGAAGGTTTTTGCCTCTACGGTTGAAGACACCGCACTGGCACAGATTGACGAGATGAGCAAGTGCGAAGCCTACAAGGATTGTACGGTGAGAATCATGCCCGACTGTCATGCAGGAAAGGGTTGCACAATCGGCACAGTCATACAGGTTAAAGACCGCATTGTGCCGAATACTGTTGGCGTTGACATCGGTTGTGGCATGATGGTGTGTGAGATTATGGACGAGGACATCGACCTCGAACGACTCGACAAGGTAGTGAATGACTACGTGCCAGCTGGTTTCAATGTACACGACGAACCTGTCTGCTACTTCTCAGAGCTTGATGACCTCGTTTGCATCAATGCCGTGAAGAAAGATTATATCCAGCGCAGTATCGGTTCGCTGGGTGGTGGCAATCACTTCATCGAGGTTGACATGGCACAGGACGGTAAGCATTACCTCGTTATTCACTCTGGTAGCCGCAATCTGGGCGTGACAGTCTGTGACTACTATCAGAAGATAGCTGAAAAGGAGTGTGGCATCGACCCGAAAGAGCGGCAGGCACTCGTCGACAGACTGAAAGCCGAAGGTCGTCAGCGCGAGATACAAGCCGAAATGAAGAAGTTGCAACCGAAGGTGAAGGATATGACGCTGGCATACCTTGAAGGACAGTCATTCCAAGACTATCTGCACGACATGGAGATAGCACAGCGTTACGCATGGAGCAACCGACAGACCATTGCCAACATCATAGCCGAGCACATGGGCTGGTCGATAGGTTTTACGTTCCACACCGTCCACAACTACATCGACACGCTGAGTATGACATTGCGAAAGGGCGCTGTGAGTGCCGTGAGCGGCGAGGTTCTAATCATTCCGATGAATATGCGCGACGGCTCGCTGCTGTGCCGTGCTATTGGTAATCCCGACTGGCTCTACTCTGCACCACACGGCGCAGGTCGCCTTATGAGCCGCAAAAAGGCAATTGACAGTCTTTCTATGGACGACTTTAAGCGCGAGATGTCCGATGTGTATTCAACGAGCGTGTGTGAGGAGACTATCGACGAAAGTCCTATGGCATACAAGCCTATGCAAGAGATAATTGACGCAATAGGCGACACGGTGGAAATCATCGACATCATCAAGCCTATCTACAATTTTAAGGCAAAAAGCAGGTAAAATATTATGGGTGAAAATAAAGAAGTTAAGGAGATTCCCGCTTGGCTGTATGACGAGCTGAACAAGCTTGGTATCATTCCGAACGATGTTCGCCAGTATAATGTTGGCGCTTCAGATTATTCAAAGCATATCATACAGGCGTGGTCGTTGTGGATTGAATACAAACTTAACGCTTTCGATGCAGACATTATCAAGCGTGTGTTGCGAGAGAAGAGTACGGATTCTCGCAGGTCGGATTACGAGAAGATTATCCACATCTGTAGGGAGCGCATCAGACAGATTGACTTAGGAGTTGAGTTATGAATAAATAAAATTTTAAGAAAAAATGGAAATTACAGTAAAAGTTACAAAGATTCTCGAAGCACAGAAGGGTGTTTCGCAGAGAACAGGGAATGAGTGGTTCAAGATTTCGTTCGTAGGAGAGACTTCTGGACAGTATCCCAAGACGGTCTGCTTTGTCGTTATGGGCGACGAGCGTTGGAAGAGCATGAACATTGAGGTTGGCAAGAGCTACAGCGTCAGCTTCGACGTAGAGTCTCGTGAGTGGAATGGTAAGTACTTTACAGACCTACAGGCGTGGAAGGCGGTATGTCTGGATTCTGCGCAGGGTGGTCAGCCGCAGCCGCAGCCACAGACTCAGCAAGCCCCAGCCCCGTTCCCAGAGGCAAAGCCAGCTACGGCACAAGATTCTGACGACTTACCTTTTTAGCGTAAGAAATACAATTAATGTTTTACGAAAACAGAATTTATTATGATTAACGAAGAATTTTCAGTAGTATGGGACTCTCTCAGTGAGGAGGACAAGAACCAAGTAGTAGTAAATCACCTCAAGTCTATCTCAAGCAAGTGGGATTTGAAGCGTATCCTGTGCGATGTCCTTGGCGTGGAGCACTACATGGATGACGACGGTCTGAGAAAGGCAACAGAGTCGATTATCAACGTGCGATGAGCTATGGAGAAGTACAATTGGATTAAGGCTGTATTTACAACCAATGCTTCTCTTGCTAAGAAGGAGGTTCTTGTACGGCAGGAAGTTGAAGGTTCTGAAACATTTGTAGATGGGGCTGGCAACAGATTCCACATTTCCGAACTTGACCTTACTCTCAACACGTTTGAACCACAGTTTATTCCTGTTGAAAAGACGGATGGTTTGAAGTGGCTCTTGGAATCAATGGATGCCAACGCAATTGCCGACCATAAGGCTAAGATTGACGAGCGTGAGTATTGGCGCAAGCTGCGTGGTGAGATATTCAAGATGATGTTCGAAGCTACACAAGATGACGGAGGGACAATGGAAGGTGTTTTAAAATACACAGAAAAGTATTTCGACGCCATTTACAAACAAGACCAAGAGTTCTTTAAGGACAAATAACTTTATACATTAACAATTTAAAAATTTAAAGATTATGAGCAAGAAGACATTTCAGCTTATCAATGGAGTCGTAGGCGGCGTACAGGCTATTGCAATCGCCGTAGTAACTTACACGGTAGATTCTCCAGATAGCGCGTCTGCTATTAACGGTGCTATCGTTATCGTAGGTACTGCAATCGTTGCTGCGTGCGGTAAATTCGTGAAGTCCGAGTAATGACCAAGCGCAACGAAACCCTTCAAGCCCTGTGCCGCAGCTATCTTCGGAGGTTGCGGCACATAGGGATGAGGTACGGGATAGACGTTGACGGGCTTATCGAGCTAAATCGTCGCAAGGAATGTGAGGCAACTCAAACTGAGGTCGAACTTCTTAGTAGAGCTGTTGATGATGAGCGCCTGTCTCGCAATGAGATTCCAGATGTTCTTGGCAAGTCTTATCGTAAATGTGTCAAAGATGGCGATTTTGACCGCATAAAGAAGCTGAAACGCGTTGGAATTTATAGCAAAATTAGTGTTTTATTACGTAAAAACAAATAACCAAGAATGCGTTATCGAAAGTTATAAGTGTTAAAAATGCATAGTTATATGTTAATGCGTTTTGAATATTTAAATAAAAGCAGTAATTTTGCAGCGTAATTAGAAAAAGAAGTTTATATGGCTTTTACATATCAGAATCAAGTATTTCTAAAAGGCGTTGTCGGTGACGACTTCAAGATTGGAAAGGCTAAGTCTGGAAAGAAGTATCTCAGCTTCAGTCTTATCGTCAATCATAGCACAAAGGAGCTGTCGGACGAGGAGACGTCATCTGTTGAGTACATCCGAATATTCATCTTTAACAACAATCGGAAGAAGATGGTTGACAAAATGGAGGAGCTTGGTCTGCGTCGAGGATTGTGCGTAAGCATAATTGGTCGTCTACAGACGGCAAGAACGGAGTACAAGGGCATAAGCCTTGTTCAGCTTTCTGTTCACGTGAACGACCTGTCTGTAATACAGACGACTCCTTTGAAAAAGAAATAGTGTATAATTTACAATAAAAAAGTATGGAAGATTACAAAATTGACATTCAGAACACCAGAAAGGGTTGTTTGGGTGGTTCTGACGGAAACATGCTGGCGCAGATTGCGAACATTGGTTACGTTCCGCGTTCTGCTTACAAGCGCCTTGCTGTGATGAAGGGTCTTGTTGAACGCGACAACGTTACAACTCGCGTTATGCGTTTTGGCGACTTTATTGAGCAGAGTATTTTTGAGAATCTGTCTGCTAACGACGAGCGATACCAGAGTAATCCGTTGTGGATTTCTGGTAAGTACAGCAGGAACGGCGTGAGTCTCATTTGTCACCCAGACTTCGTGCTGTTTGACGAGGCAAGTAAGACACTGAAGGTGTGGGAGTGTAAGGCGACCAAGTATAATCCTGTACAGACAAGACACACCTATCTGAACCAGCTGTTCATTGAGTGGACTATTGCCAACGAGGTCGTTAAGACAAAAGGCGAAGGATGGAAGGTTGAGCTGTTCCTGTGTCATTACGACACGAGCGGCGTGGACATCGAGGCAGAGTTCGAGTTTGACCCATCCCGTCTTTCAATGCACAGGGTTCGCAAGATTGGACAGCCGTTTGACATTGCAAAGGCAATGGAGCTTGTTGGCGAGTTTGCAGACTCTTTCGATTACTATACAGAGGACGAGGAGGTTGATTCACAGTACCTGCCAAAGAATGTTAAATCCGAGTTTGATACTGTAACATCTATTCTTGCGGAGATTGAGACTCGTAAGACAAAGGTTGAGGAGTTTAAGCGCAAGCTATGTGATTTTATGCAGGAAAAAGGCATCAAATCCATCAAGAACGAAGCATGGAATATTACTCTTGTCGGCGCTACAGAGCAAGTTTCTTTCGACTCAAAGAAGTTCCTTTCTGAAATGTCGGAAAAGCACCCAATCAAGACAAAGAGACTTCGCCAGAAGTACGAGAAGCGTACAGCTAAAGGCGCTTATGTGATGATAAAATTGCATACAAAGAAAGATAACAACGAATAAAAAAATAAGATTATGACAGAAATTTATTGGTTACAAAGAATTGGTGCTTTATCAGACCTTTTTGGTGCTACATGGGCTATAGCGGCTATTGTTTTCGTTATTGCTATTATTATATCGTGTATTGCAACTGTAGATGACGAAGACGGTATTGTGGAAAAGGCAAAAACGTATACAAAGATTTCGTTCATAGCAATCGTTATAGGTGCTTTGGGCAATATTCTTATACCATCCACGAAAGAAATGTACGCTATCTATGGTATCGGTGGCACTATTGACTATATCAAGTCAAACGATAAAGCAAAGCAACTGCCAGACAAGTGTATTGATGCGCTGACTCGCTATGTAGATTCAATCGAGAAAGAAAATAAAGATAACAAAAACGATTAAAATTTAAAATTATGAACAACGAATTACAGACAATTGAAGGGCAGCACATTGAAGTGATGCAGGTGAACAATACAGAGTCTTTGGCAGCACTGACTCGTAGTGAGATTGACGTACAGATTGCAACTGCAAAGCAGTACCCACGAAACCTTGCAAGAGTTCTTGGCAATATCGAGACGCTTGCAACAATGGACGAGGAAGTTGCTGGTAGTTGCTTCTACACGCTACGTCGTCAAGGCAAGGTTATTGAGGGTGCAAGTGTCCGTATGGCTGAGATTATTGCATCATCTTGGGGCAACTTGCGTGTACAGGCTCGTATCATCGGAAATGATGGAAAGATGATTACCGCACAGGGTGTATGTCATGACCTTGAAAGCAACTATGCCGTATCAGCAGAGGTTAAGCGTCGTATTACGGACAAGAATGGTCATACGTTCAGCGAGGATATGCAGGTGGTTACTGGTAATGCCGCTTGTGCAATCGCAATGCGTAACGCTTTGTTTAAGGTTGTGCCTGCCGCATTGGTTAAGAAAGTTATCGACAAGGCAAAGAAAGTGTCTCTTGGTGAATCTATGACACTTGAAACAAGCCGCGAAAAGATGCTGCAATACTTCAAGACAATCGGTGTTGAGGAAAAGCAGATTCTCGACTATCTGTCTATCGAAAAGGTTGACGAAATCAACATCGACATGGTAATAGAACTTCGCGGTCTTGCCAATGCCATCAAGGAGGGCACTACAACCGCAAAGGAGGCTTTTGATCCAAAGTTCGATGTCCAGAAGGCGCAGGAGGTGGCAAACAAGTTTGTCGATTTCAACAAGGAAGGAAAGGAAGGTGAATAATGAAGAAAGCAGATAACTTTTTGCACAGTCATAGTGCTCTTGAGAGGGACTTGAAGTTCCCAAAGTCTTATGTACTCGTTGACGAGGAGTATTCTTATATGTTCGAGGAAAGCGGTATTGTTGCAGTTCCTGTGACAATCTGCGGAGTGAACTATGTTAAAGTGCCTGTTATGGCATTTGTTAAACTTGGTGGTGTCTTTAAGAATTTTTCATCATGAAGAGAATCATAGAATGGTGGCGCAAGCGTGAACAGAGAAAGCGTAAGGAGGAGGACGAGTATAACAAGCTGTCTATAATCCAGAAGGCTTCAGAGTTGTTCCAGATTTGCGAGCACAATAGTCAAGTATGGTTTACGCACGATGGCAGACTTGTATGCCCTGTTACCATGTTTAAGGAAGATAACCCAGTAAAAGTCCTCGCTTCAATTAGAGAGCTGTTTATTAAGGAAAATAAGTGCAAATGAATAAGTACGAAAAGATTAACTTGGTAGGAAGTACCAAAATCGAAGAGAGTGTGACCAAGCGCATTGCCACTACTGGCGTGCGCGGTCTCTCCTTCGAGAAAGCGGAAGAGCTCGGTTTGTTTACCCGTATATCACTGTTGCTCTCAACGATGCACACTGCATCTGTCGCTGCGTTCAAGGTTTATAAACAGGTTGAAGACCTCCTTGATGCGTTCGGAGGTAGGAGAAATGACATCGCAAAGGCTTGCAACGACTTCAATAAGGCGATGGAGAAGTTCGAAAACTTCTGGACTGATTATTACGTAAAAAACGAGTCTTACAGGGATGTTGACTACGAGATTATGAATATGTATCAGAATATTCTTCGTTGGTCTGGTATCCCAGAGAAGTGGGTTCTCGGCGGCGCTCAGAGCGTTGACGAAAAGAATGCAGACGTGTCAATTGTGATAGACAATGGTGACAATCTTCTCCGCATGTCTGGAAGCGTCATAAACGAGAAGAATGTGGCGTGTGAGGAAAGCTGGTGCGTTACAAAGTACGATGTCGACACACGCGTCCAGACTTGCATCCATTCCGACATGGATAAGACAAGCGCAATGATGATAGCTAAACGACTAAGTGACGAGGACAGGAAAAACGTGTACACCGCGTCGCAGGTTCTTGATGTGACAAAAGAGGAGACGATAGTGACTCCTACAAAGGCTTTCCAAGCAAACAATACGATTGGCAAGATAAGTAACAAAATGAGCATGTAGCTATGGCAGCACCGATTACAAACTGGATATTTGAAAACAAGACCGTCACCGAAAAAGACTTGAATGCGCTGGCGGTAGTGAAGAAGAAGGAGAGTAGAAACACTAAGAAGGGATACAGGTGGGTTCGCGTTACTGGGAATTGCAAGCTCCATGTGCCATGCGACAAGGATGGTAATCCTACCGAGGAAGGAAGGAGGCGTATAAAGCTGTTGCTTGAGCGCGAGAAGCCTTATCTGTAGATGTGTGTTTGTTAAAAAATCCTATTAAATTTGGAATATTCAAAAACTATTCGTAAATTTGCGTCGGGTATAAACAAACTTTGGTCATAGGCAACGAGACATGTGAATGCAGTAGTTGCTTTTTTATTGAATTTTTCACTTTAAAAGACAAAAATATGGAAAAAGTTTTATTTGAAGAAGATGTTCTTGAATATTTGAATCTGCCATCACTTCCAGCAAAGGAGTGGGATGGACATGATTCTTTCAAGGATGGCGTCGCTATTGTGAGCATGCGTGATAATCGGCGTGCCTATGCCGTGGCGACGTTCAACAATGAGGCTGATTCTCAGCCGAGAGTCAAGAAGGTCTTCACATTAGAGCCGTTCAAGTGTATTGAAACGATTCTTGTCGTTCCGAGCTACATGGACACTGTAGATGATGTCGATGACATGGATTTGGACAAGGAGTCTAAGGAGGCGGCAGCTCGCCTTGCAGAAGAGGCACTGGAGCTCGAGAACTCTGGCATAGAGAGTGACGACATGAAGGAAATGAAAGAACTTCCAGAGTGGGTGTTTGATAATGTCCACAATGCAGAAGAGGCTTACGCTTTCATTCAGAGCTATAACAGCCGCAACAACATCAAGGGTCGAATTTCAAAGAAGGAAGAGAATCTGAAGCTTCGTCTTCTGACCATCTATAACGAAACGAAAAAACAGTAAAGAATAAAGGATATGGAAAGAGAAAAGAAAAAGCCAACAAATGCGCAATTGCTCAAGCGTATCAAGGACGCAATTGTGTTTATTCCGAAAACAAAGGATACGAAAGAAATCTTTTTCAGCGACAAGGGCGTTCGACTTGTCGTTGATAACGACGGATGCGTCATCGAGACGAACTTCCATCGCTCTGTGTATTCGAATATTACATCGAGTGGACTCAGCCGCCCATACCTGTACACACGGCGTGCCGTTGAAATTGCTTACGAGAATCTTGAGGCTATCAAAACCGAGTCTGGATACTCATTTGGCAAGCTTCTTGGCGTCTTGAAAGAGAAAGGGAACAAGGCGGAGTACAACATCATGTACATGTACGATTGGTTCTTGTTCTGTTCGTTCCAGCCTGTATACGGCATAGGAGAAGACGAGATTACTCAGTTCTTGCTGTACGAGGATTACATGCACAATATCGCACGCAACGCTGTTCTCTTAAAAGAACATGATGCCGACGTTACAAACAAGCAGTTCGTTAACATGGTACTTGACAATATGCGCGAGTTCACAGACGGACTTGAAGAGGCGGTTCTGCTTCACAAGAAGAGTGACGAGGAACTGGCTAAAGAGAATATCGAGGCTATGCAAGAGCAAGAAAACGAACAGGCGATGGAGGCGCAGCTGAATGGAGGTAACGTCCAGTAGCAAGTGTCGTCAGTGCGGCAAAACATGCGAGCATCAGCCTATTTCTGGCTTTTGTTCGCATGGATGTTACGGAAGATACATCAAGTCTCACAAAGAGCCAAATTGTGTTTGTCCAGTGTGTGGAGCTTCTTTCTATATTAAGCCCTCTAAAATTGCGTCAACCAAGCATCTGATTTGCTGTTCAAAAGAGTGCAGTAGAATATATAGAAGCAAATGGTTTTCTGGTACTGGCAACCATCAGTATGGCTTGAAGGGTAGTAAAAACCCCACATTTTCTGGCAAAGAAATAATAAGAAAAAACCACCGAAATAAAGACGTTCGTGTATATGTACCATATCGTCCAGACGCTGACAATATAGGCAGAGTCATAAAGCACAAGCTCATAGTAGAAGAGAACTATTCGAAATTTGGCGAGAAATACTTCGATTTGATTGATGGGGTTATGGTCTTAAAAAAAGGTTTTGTCGTTCATCATAAAGACGGCAATCATGACAACAACGATATATCAAACTTGGAGATACTAACAAGAGGTGAGCATACAAGTCTTCATAATGGGTGGAGGAAAATTAACAATAAAAATAAAAAGAAGTAAAAATGGTAAAAATTACAGGATTAAACGAGTATCAGCGCCGTGCTCTTGAAACGGCTATTTATCCAGATGACAAAAAGATTATTTATCCGACACTCGGTCTTACTGGAGAGGCAGGAGAGGTTGCGGATAAGGTTAAGAAAGTTATACGCGACAATGAACAAGTGTTCAATGAAGAGAAGTGTCAAGCAATTGCACTGGAGTTGTCAGATGTACTGTGGTATTGCGCGACACTTGCAAACGACCTTGGTTACACTCTCCAAGATATTGCCGAGATGAACTATGAAAAATTGTCGTCACGCCAAAAGCGTGGAAAAATTAAAGGAAGTGGTGATAACAGATGAACGAAAATGGTTTCGAGTTGATGAGCGTATCCAGTCTGGCTAAACGCCTTGGTGTCTCGTCACAGACAATTTACAATAGGATTGCGCAAGGGCTCTACGATACCGTAGAGTTCAAACGCGGTTCTAAAATGAGAGGTTTTTTAATAAAAGTAAAAACAGAAAAACAATAGTTGTATGGTTAGTAAAAGTGCAGAATACTATCGCACCCATCCAAAGGCGCGTGAGAAGAAAAAGAAGTACGACTCTGAGTTTGGAAAGAAGCCAGAGCAGGTTAAGAAACGCGTAGAGCTGAAGCGTGAGAACCGTGAGCATGACGAGAAGTATGGAAAAGCATCTCGCAAGGGTAAGGACTTGTCGCATACTTCAAAGGGTCTGGTGTATAAGTCTGTTTCAGCAAACAGAGGCTCTAAGTCTGATTCCGCTGGTGATAGACGCGCTCGTGGTGGGAAAAAGAAAAGATGAGTGTATGAATAACAATATTAGTAAAGCAATGTTGCGCGTATTAAGAGAGAATTATGAGAAAGCGTGTTGTGAATACATTAACACGCTTCTCAATCTCTGGGAGCTTCATACGACTGACGGATGGTGGGTCGGTGAGGTCGGCAGTATATATTATCACGAAGCGAATGTATCCATGAACATGGAAGAAATAATATACTGCATAGAGCACAGTGTTAGTCTTAACACCTACTATCAATTTATCGACTACACAGAGAAATGTGACGAATACAATTTCAACCGTCTGTCTCTGAAAAGTTTCTGTGAAGGTGCTCCACGAGTACCACAGGAGACGTTCGACAAGCTTGATGCTCTGAAGAAGCAGTTGAATGAGTGTGTTAACGACATTAAATCTAAGTTCTGATGAGTACAAGACCGAAGAAGCGTAGGGGGGAAATACGGATAAAGCAATCTGCATCTTTAAGACCTACAACAAGAAAAAACAATGTCGGCAACGTAGGACACCCAACACTACTCGCCAATACTGGTGTTATAAAAGTCAGTATTAAACGTAAAACATAGGCAATTATATGGTAACACTATTTAGAAAACTTCTTATCCGCTTAGGTAAGACTATTCCGTTTGTGCTTGCATTTATATTGCTTGTAGGTTATGTAGAGACAATATACTCTGTAATAACAAACAATACAATAGTTGACGCAGAAGAAAATATAATCTACAATTTGCCTACAAGTTTCTTTCTTGCAGATATTGTATATATTGATTGGCTTGACGTTTTACTTGTTTGGATTTTGTGCGTTGCGCTTGAACTTTGCAAGTATTCTTTTAGATGCGCATGCCTAATAACGCTAAATCTGCCGTTTCGTTGGCTTGTAGCGCACGTTTCTGTGCCCGATGGTATAGTTATAGGTCTTTACGTTTTTATGGCGTTGTGCGGCTTGTATTGCGTTTATGGTGGAATAACTATTTTCTTAAAAAGTGCAAAATAATTTGGAATATTAAAAGTTAATTGCTACCTTTGTCGAGGATTGGGCGTGAGTATGTGGTAGCTCCCGTACAATAGCCCATAGAAAGTTAAGCGTTCGTCTTTCTATCGCCCATTCCTCTTTTTTAAAAACGACGCATAATTTAAACAGAACGCAAAATGGCATTACAAGCAAAAAGCGAAAAGCAGCAGGAGCATGTGCTTGCTATTCTTGAAAGGAACAACCACGGATGTGTTATCGACCAAGATGAGAATGGTCTTTATCTCGACGACTTTATTACGTACGATGAGATGGCCGCAATTGTGGATTATCTTCGTACGTCTACGGACAAGAAAAAAGACCTTTTTGAAGAGTGTTGGGTAGCTTACAGACGAAAGGGTATCAAGAAGAGAGCAAAGGAGTATTGGAATAAGCTCAGTGATGAAGAGATGAATATGGTTATGCCTCACATCAAGGCATACGTGTCGTCTCGCGATGTCCAGTATCAGAAGGATTTCGAGAGATACCTTCGAGACAGGGTGTTTATGGAAGTTGTATACAGGGGAAATAATCTGGTTTACGACCCCACAAAGTCGGCAGGCTCAACAGCTGACAACAAAACATATTCTCCATTGTGCGGCGGAATGCTTAACTGGAATGAGTATTATAAGTGTTATATGTACACTGGTATCTGGTATGGTGGTATCGTTGACGGGTATACAGATGACAACAGACCAGATGGCGCTGAGATAACATTGAATAATGGAAGAGGGCGCATACAGTGGGATGCAAAATCAAAAGAATGGAGGAACATAATATGAAAGAAGTGTGGAAGGATGTACCAAGTTGGGAAAGTTGCTATCAAGCAAGTAATTGTGGGCGTGTCCGTTCAAAGGATAGATACGTGAGAACCAATCGTGGTAGTATGAGGTTAGTAAAAGGCTCTATAAAATCATTGTATCATAACAAGGATGGTTATTTATCCACTCATTTTAGGGATTATAAAACCAATCGTAGTGCAACGTTACTTGTTCATCGTATTATTGCTGAAACCTTTATAAAAAAGATTGATGGGAAAAATGCGATAGACCATATAAACGGCATCCGTGATGATAACAGGGTTGTCAATTTACGTTGGTGTACGAACAAAGAAAACTCGAACTTTCCGTTAGCACGCAAGAATGGACTTGAAGGACAAAAGCTCGCATATATTAAAAACCCGTTATTAAAAAAGATAAAGGCAGATAATTTAAGAAAATTAAACGCCACACCTATAAACGTTTACAAAAATGGTGTTTTATATAAATCGTTTAATACGCAAAAAGAAGCAGAAAACTTTTTAGGTTTATGTCAAGGTATGATTTGTAAATATCTAAAAGGCAAAGTGAAAAATAGTACAAATTACACGTTTGAATACGCATATAATTTATGATAGATAAAGTTGAATTAAAAAAGACATGGGATTTGTTTGTTGGAGAAGGCGGATTCACAGAAGTTCGCATTCTTGGGCGTTTCCAATATAGTGGTTACTTCAAGTCATTTGAAAACCTGTGCAAGCAGCTTGAGCCTTATACAGATATGGATGACGAGCAGATATATTTTGTGATGAATAAAATATATCCAGATTGCTACGCGAGAACGCAGTGCGAAAAGTTCGTAAAATCGCCGAAATCGACCACAAAAGACGACGAGGTGTTTAAGCGGCAGTTTCTCTTGTGCGATTTCGACCCCGTGAGACGACCAAATACATCAAGTTCTCAAGAGCAGTTTGAGATGGCGCACAAGAAGGCTCAGAGCGTGTATCGCTTTTTGCAGAGCAGGGGCTTTTCTGACATGGTTGTCGCCATTAGCGGCTCTGGATGGCACTTGTTAATTCCAGTCGACATAGAGTGTAGCGATGAATCTGACGAGATAATCAAAGGGTTCTACAAGTACATGGGTAGTGCTTTTTCTGACGACAAGATAGAGTTTGACGAGAAAGTGTTCAATCGCTCTCGTATCACAAAATTGTACTCTACAATAGCGAAGAAGGGTGCTAACATTCCTTCTAACCCGTGGAGACAGTCAAAGATTGTGTACATACCAAGCGAGCTCGTCCCAACTCCAATCGAAAAAATCAAGGAACTTGCAGATATGCTTCCAAAGGAAGAGCCGAAAGCTGCGCCTAACAGGAGGACTTATCAAGGACAGCAACAGTTTGACCTACGTTCGTGGCTTGATGGGCACGGAATTACTTACAAGGAGGACAAGCAGAAGGATAGTACCAGATTTACTCTTGAGTACTGCCCTTGGGTTGACACACACTCTGACAAGAAAAAGTGGGACAGCGCTCTGTTTCTTGACCCAGACGGCAAGATTACATTCCATTGCCAGCATAGCCACTGCAAGGACAAGACATGGCACGATGTCAGAATGTTTTACGAGCCAGATGCATACAGCAAGCCCGTATATCAGCCGCAGCCATATCAGCCTCGTCAGTATGCGCCACAGAAGCCGAAATACGAGATTAAACAGGAGACTCCAGAGCTTGGAAAGAAGTGGCTACAGCTGACTGATATTGAAAAGGTTGACCTGTCTGCTATTCCACGTGTAAAGACTGGGTTTGCTGAACTTGATAGGCTTATTCTCGGTTTGGCGGAAGGCGAGTTGACGGTGCTCTCTGGCGGTAATGCAAGTGGAAAAACTTCTCTCCTTGACACGATTATTCTTAGTGCAATTGAGCAGCAAGTCCCAACTGCCGCATACTCTGGAGAGCTGCCTTCGTACATCTTTAAGTCTTGGCTTCAGATGGCTGCTGCTGGTCGTATGAACCTCAAACCGTCAAAGTTTAATGATGGAAAATTCTATGTTCCAAATCATATCGGAGACAGAATCGACAGCTGGATGGCTGATAAATTCTTCCTTTACAACAACGAATACGGAAATTCGGTTGAAGAGGTTATGTATGACATGGAGGAACTTCTTGAACTTGGTGTCAAGCTGTTCATCCTCGACAACATGATGTCTCTCGACTTGGAGGCTCTTGAGGGAGGAAACTCCAATATAAAGCAAAAGAGCCTCATTGTAAGGCTCAAGGAGTTTGCGAAGAAGAACAAAGTTCATGTAATCGTAGTTGCACACCCAAGGAAGACTACTGCGTTCCTAAGAAAGAACGACATTAGTGGAACTGGAGATATTACGAATGTTGCTGATAACGTGTTTATCGCGCACCGTGTCAACCAAGATTTTCTGAAGGCAGGAGCTGAGTTCTACGGTCAAGGCGAAATTATGCGATTCCAAGGGTTCGGGAATGTAATCGAGATTTCAAAGAACCGAATGTACGGTGTCTGCGACGTGCTCGTTGGTCTTCATTACGAGATAGAGAGCCGAAGGTTCAAAAATACGGAATATGAGGACATTCATTACGGTTGGGAAAGAGAACCAGAGCAACGTAGTGTATGGAACGAGCCAGAAGGTCAAGAAGCTTTCGGTGACGGGTGCGCAAACCTGCCTTTCGGACGCTATGTTGACGACGGAGCTCCGTTTTAAAAATTAAAAAATGTCAAAAAATCGGCATTAGTTTGGAATATTTAAAATTATATCGTATATTTGCAACGTTATTGATTATGGATAAAATATCAATTTGCTGCCGAACAGATTGCGCGACGAGACATGAATGCGCTAAGTTTGCGAGGGCGATGGATGTTAATAGTGGAAAGATAGCTACAGGCTATTATATAATAGATAAATGTGAGTTCGAAAAGTAAGTAATGGCTAAGTTTATAGTACAGGGTTATATTCGTTCAGTACGCTTCCTTGATGACGCGTGCCTCGTCTTTCTTGACGAGTTCAAAAAAGGTTTCAAGCGCAGCAATGGAGAGTATGTCGACGACAAGTATTTGCAGTGGAAAATTGTGTTCAAGGGCTACTTCAAGGGCTACATTGCCAATCATTTCTCAAATGGCATGCTTGTTGACGTGTATGCGGAGGCGCTGCCGTATGCGGTTGAGCACGGCAAGGTCGTCGATGGGTATAGCTGCATAGGAAAGACTATAGATATAGCATCGTACCCAAGGTTGAGTGCAAGGCATGAAATGAGCATTCAGAAGGAGAGTCTGCTTCATAGCGATGAGTCTCCAGACTTGGATGGTTTTGAGTCACCAGACTGGAAGTAATTCTTTTTTTTATTATTAACAAATAAATCCAAATCATGAGTAAGAGTAACGCAAAGTCAAATGAGAAAGCCTTAATTGAAAAGATTGGGGCGCTCGAACAGGAGATTGAGTTGAACAAGAGAGAAATTGCTTCTCTCGGCAAGAAAAATGAGGCTTACAGGAAAAGTGAGAGCAGCATGAGTGAAGAGATTAAAGAGCTGCATCGCAGCATTAAGTCTTACAAGTCAGCAAACACTGTTCTGAAGCAGCGTATCGGCGAATTGTCAAAGGAAAAGACAGAGCTGATAAGCCAACACAATGAAGACTGTTCAAGAATTGAGAGCCTGCTTGAGCAGGTGAACAAAATTGCTGCCGCGAAGGAGGTGATTGAGTCGGCTCTGTCCGCAAGTGAAGCGAATTGCAGAGCGTGTGAGGAGACAATCGCCGAGCTTAGACGACCTTGGTGGAAGAAAATCTTCTAATCGTATCAGTCAAGCAAAAAACAAATGTCACTACCCATCGCGGGCGGTGACATTCTTTGTTCTAAGAAGAACACATAAACAGAAATATCCTATATTGTTGTAGGCTCTTCTTTGCAGTGTAGCTCTATAGTAGTCATTATAAAGCTATTCTGTCCTCTATGCAGCTTTTCTGCCGTTGGTTTGACGGGCTTTAGGCTTATTACGTTAGCCTGCATCCCTTCATACATAGATTTGACGTAGAAAGAGCCAGATTTACACATGTATGCCACGACGTCGTCGTATACGGACTTTTCATCTATAACAGACGATGCGTATCTGCGAGACACTATTAGTGTTAGCTTGAGGTCAACGTTTGTCCTGCGGATAACATCGTTACCTTGGTTGTCCTGCTCCGTAACTTCAATGTCCTCGCTACCATCCATCCATTGCTGGTGGAATACGTTTATCGCCTCGCCCAGCTCGCTGAAGCCGTCTATACCCAGTACCTTTACTCCGTCCCATTTGTCGGTAACGTCTTCCCATTGAGCACCAGTGCTCTTGCGTACAAAATATTTTCCTTTCAATTCGTTGTTCATAGCCTACAGTCTTAATGTTTTATTGAATATTTTAACCTTTGGAGTAATGCAGTAAGTACCCCTCTCCACCTTTGATGTGTCGCTGTATTTGTACACGACTACCTCGCACGTGTCGTCAGCATCGTCAATAATCAGCTCGGATTCATCAAACAGATACACTTGCACCGTGTTGTATCCTTCAAGTGTAAGATGTACACTTGATTTATTGCTAACATACAGTCGATTGCACTTCGTTTGGGGAATAACAACATCCATATTTGGAGACCAAAGTATCTGAGCGACGTCTACGCGCATTTCTACGGCTTCTGACGGGTCTATATACATCGAGTAGGTAAATCCTTCAACAGCATCGCAATCGTCGAATACGCGCCCGTTTAAGAGCTCACCGAACTCTCTCTGGCAATACTCCTTTGAGAGTCCAGCCCCGTTGTAGCAAAAACTTGCGAAGTATGGTGCTGATTGCTGCATTAAAACCAGTCTCATTAACTTTTCTTTGTCGTTGTGACAATTTGACCACATGGTCGCCCATTCCTTGCAGAGATTAGCAAGGAGGGCGTTCTTGTGGAATAGAATCATTTCATCTTTCATATATCAATTAACTTATAAGTTCAACACGTACAGCTCTCTCGTTGTCAGCAGACCATCCAGAGAGCAATGAGTGAATTGCAGATTGAATCTCGTAGCTACTTCTGAGCTGGAGTAATATCTGACTCATGGTGGCAGTCTGTACATCAAAGTCGAATCCTGTCAGAGTATCACGTATTTGTGTGAGCAGGTCTGTATGTACAAACTGCTGCTGGGTATTGATGTTCCAATATGCCTCAAGAGCACCTGCTTGGTCTTCGCTCATACCCTGCAAGCCCTGTTGTAGAGAAGAAAGGCTCTTGGTCGAGTCTTGACCATACTTTACCCCAAAGGCATCCATAAACGCCAAGAACTCCTCTTTGACGCCTTCGCGCCAATTATTCATATCGTCCCTTATACTTAGAACGTCCTCTTTAGTTGGAGTAAGAGCGTTTTCGTATTGCTTGAGTAAATATTCCAACCTTTCTTTCCAAAGTTTTTCTTGTTCTTCTCTCGTAATCACCTTAGTGCGGTCAGCTTTAAATGTCTTTGGGTCGAAATAATAGTATTCATCAATCCACCCATTATCGGCAAGTTTCAACCATTGTTCATAGTCTTTAGCAGCTTTTTCGTACGTCTCCTTTTCTGAAGACGCTCTGTCCTCTGCTGTTTTTTGAATCCTGTCAAACATGTCTTGTAGCCTTTGACCTATCACGTTAGAAACGATAGACTTCATTATCATGTTGTCAATCATATCGTCAAACGACTGCTTGTATTCGTCCATGAAACGCTCGCCTTTTTTAAACGCGGCTATCATACTTGAAACAAGGGTCTCAGCTGCGCTACCAACACTCGTAATACCAAGTAAGCTATAAGTGATTTCGTTGATAGAGTCAATAATATCATGTTCAAGTTCCTTGATTTGCTTTTTTAAATCAAGAATCTTGTCATAGTCTTTATTCTTAGCCTTTCGAGACTCCTCGAGCTTTAATTGCCTTTGTAGCTCTTGTCGTTGCAACTCTTTGTTGAATACAATGGCTCTCTTTGCGCCTATTTCCGAAGTTCCGTAGGCTTTTTTCATTGCATTTTCAAGGTCAACGTAAGCTATTTCGAGTCTTTTTACAGCACGTTCTGATTCTTTAACCTTGTCGGTAATATCTGCGTTACCAGACCATTCGTCAGCAAATTTTGTGACAACACTTGTTACTGCACCCAAAGCACCACCAATTATAGCACCATAACCACCGCCCAATAGTCCACCAATTGCCGCCCATTGACCAGCGTTACCAAGAATGTCAAACATGTCCTTTATTGAGTTTGCGTCGCCACTACCATTCTCGCCAGCAAGCGCATTCATCATATCCGAAATGGAATTGGCAGCGTTAGATGCCAAAGAAATTATAGAGTTGAACCATTCGGTGTAAACAGATACATCAACCTTTTCAGCCTTATCTTTTTCCTCGTTAAGCTTCTTTATCTTTTTTCTTAGCTTGTCGATTTTTTCCGCAACATCAGCAATATTCTCTTGGCTTCTGTTGTTCTCGAGCTTCAACAACTCTTTATTAGAATTATCAATCTCTTCTTGGAAAACGGATGCTCTGTCGGCAGCTTCGTCCATTGCATCGGACAGAGAATGGAATGGATTGTTTTTTCTCTGTTCTCTATAAAGCGACCTTAAAGCCCTGTTGATTTCTTTAATCTGTTTGGGGTTTAAGTTTTTTGCGTTTTTCTTATATTCAACAAGGTCGTCGATAAGCATACCAAGGGCTTTGTGTGTCAACCCTGCCAAGTCGCCAGTAGCTGTAATCCACTGAGGTGTGGCTTGGAATTGTTCAAAGTCCAACTTAGCGTTTTCTTGGTTATATCTATTCGTGATAGCGGCTACTATATTTTCATTCGCACCTTTTTTGCGTGCGGTTTCAAGTTCACGCTCGTATTGCTTGCGAATCTGTTGCTTCTTGTATTCGTATTCAGCATACTTTTCAAGGAGCTTATTCCATTCGTCTGTTTGTTTCTTTGTCTCGTCAAGGCGAACCTTGTTGGCATAGTCTACAACTGCTTTAAGCGACTTTGAAATAGCGTCGTCTTCTGGAGAGCCATGTTGGTTTGTTTTCAGCCAAGAATCAAACATGGACTTATTGAGGTTTTCTATAAGATTGAACTTTCCTCTGCCAAGTTTGCTGTCGATAATTTGTTGTAAGCGTGACACAACACCATCAAAATCTTTTGGCATCTGTTCAAGTTGCTCCTTACTTAAACCCATCATGTCTGCGAAAATGCCACCAAGCTCTGGGCTTGATTCAAGCTCAATCGACAGCTCGTATTCGTCCTTTACATTGTCGAGCGCCCAGTTTAGCCCACTCGTAATCTTTGATAGGTCATACTTCTCTGCGTCGACCTTGAGGGTTTGAATCTTTGTTTGCAGTTCCTTGATTTCAGTAGGCTTTGCTCGCCCAACAAGAGCGTCAAGTTGAGACTGAAGCATGTTAACAAGCTCTCGTGGATTCTCGATACCAGCAAACTTTGTAAGGTCAAGCTTTTGTAAGCCATTCTTCTTGAGAACTTTGTTAATTGCGTTTAATGTTTCGCCCCATCCATCAGTAGCTCTTGCTACAGCATCAGCGTAAGACATACCCTGCTTGGTTAAGTCCTTATAGATAGACCTAACCTTGTCAATTATAGATAGTTCGTCTTTGAGAGCCTTTTGCAGCTCTGACTCAGCTTGCTTTGCAGCTTTATTGGCGGCTTTTTTGTCTTTCTTTTCTTTCTTTCCGTGACCACCTTTTGCCTCTGCCTCTGCTTTTGCTTTTTGAGCGTCTGCAAGTTCGCGTTCCGCATTACCAAGTTCCTGCGTTTCCTCTTTAGACTTCTTCTTCTTTGCATTAAGTTCGTTAATGCGTCTTGTGAGGCGTTCTATTTGTGCATCGGCTTCATCAACAGCCTTGTCGTATTCTCCAAGTTGGTCATAAATACTCTTTTTGTCTTCTGTGCTTATTGTGAGCGGAATAAAGATGCTCCATTGGTTTGCGCTCCTTACCCAACTTCTTAGATATTTGAAGGCTTCGTCATACGACATCTTGTGCTCTTTTGCATATTGAGTAACCATACGAGTTACCCATTCCGCGTGCTTACCTTCTTGGAAGTTGAGGCTCTTAATATCTTCCGCATCCATATTGCGGAACATAGCTGTTGTCTCTGATATGTGTTGCTCTTTCAGCCACTTGGTAAAGCGTTCCCATTCTACCTTGGAGCGTCCGTTTGTCTCGTTCCAATTGTTGTACCTTTCAATATCTGCATTTAATGCCTGTCTAACACTTTCGTCATGAGATATTTTGTAAGCAGCCTTCTCGTCGTTAATTCTTTGCAACAGAGCTTCTTTGGCAGCCTTAGAACGAGCCTCCTCAACCTCTGTTTGTAGCGTAAAAGCTTTTTGTGGGTCGAGTTGGTTGTCGAGAACAAGCTTTTGTGTTATTTGCTCAAACACTTGATTGATTTTACTCTCATCTCCAGACCATCCCTTTAACTCAATAAAGTTGATGATTGAATCAGTTGTTTTTTGCAAATCATCTCTAAATCTTTCGAGAGCTGTTTCGTAATCATTCAAATCATCACTTCCCTTTCCACCAATGAAAGTGTTTTCTCTGAACGACTTCATTGTTCCATATTCAGCAATTACATCATCAAGAGCGTCTTGGTAATCTTTCAAGTTCTCAATAAGACCGTCTGGGGCTTGCCAAGCGTTCCACCATGCCGAAAAGTCTTGAGAAACTTTTATTGTGTCATCATCGAGTTCTTTTAAAGCCGCATTGACAACTTGAATATCGTCAAGAAGATTGAATCCTTGACGTACACGCTCACTCATGTTGCTTATAGAAAGCAAGTTGCCAATATATTTATCGCTTGATGCGACAGTAAGCTCTATCTGCTCACGAACAGACTCCCAAACCTTCTTTGCTTCGCTGTTGTCGATGTCTTTTGCCACGCGCTGTTCTGCGTAAGCCTGCGCTTCGGCTCGTCCAGTCGTTGGATTATACACGTCACCAATCGCTACTTTCTGCGTGGCGTAAAGACTCTCTCTTACTTCTTTGTAATGCTCAAGGAACTTGGATATGTTGTCGTAGTTATCATTTGCTCCGTTACGAATAGATTCATTGAGCGCCTTCTGAGCTTCATTAATACCAAATATTGCCTGTGCTGCTTCTGTGGCAGCAATTGCAAGTAGGGCAAACCAAGTAAGGCGTGAAGAAAAAAGTGTTCCGAACGACTTTGCAAGCCCGACGACAACACTGCCAAGTTTTTTGCCAAGTATTGCGTTCCAAGTCATTGTTCGTCCAAATGCCCCCAATCCGACTGTTGCAGCTCTAAGAGCAACCAAAAGAGTTCTTACGCCAACTGCCAAAGCCGCGTTTTTTATTAAATTGTCGAGTTGTTTCCATTGTTGGAATAAATCTCTTAAAGCGCCAATACCCCACGTAAGTACACCTTGAGTCTCTTTGCCCATGTCGTTGAGCATGTTGTTCCATGCTAATGTAAGATTGGCAAGGCGAACCTTCAGAGTGTCAGCCATCTTTGCTTGGAAGTCGAAGAATTTTCCTCCTTGGTCTGTCATCTTATACATAACCTCCATGACCTCATTATAGTCAATAGACTTTTTCTTAATGCGGTCATAAACGTCTGCTGTGCTCACAAGCTTGCCTTCAAGCTCTGTGTAGTAATCCGAAAGCTGTTTGACGAGAGGAATACCAGCATTAGCGAACATACGGGCATCACGAGAGTTCAGATACCCATAAGCTTTGATTTGACCAAGTGCGTATGTCAAGCGCTCAATAGGAATGCCGACAGCCGCAGCCATATCAGCCAGACGACGTGTGGTATCAACAACGTCTTTTGCAGCAACGTCGTATGCGGTAAGCTGTTTTGCAGCGGCGGACAATTCGATAAGCGTGTACGGAGACACAAGAGCCATCTGCGACAGCTCGTTAAATATCTGAGTTCCACGTTCTGCACTGTCAATCAGAATGCCAAGCGCCCGCTCGTTCATCTCGTACTGCGAACGAACCTCTATAAGATTCTTGACAAACTGGGTCGATGCTCCGACTGTAAAGTAGAATGCGAGACGGTTCTTCATGTAGTTCCAAGAGCGACCAAGAGCTGTATTGTTCTTAATCATTTCCTGTGACTTGCTCATCCACTTGTCTGCATCTTTTTGTAGTCTTGCAAGAGCCTCGTCAACTTGCTTAATTTCGTTTGCAGCGTTAGGCTTTGTAAGGTCGATTCCTTGTCGATACGCACGCAGACGTTGCATCTTATACGCTATGTCATCAAGAGTGCGCTCGTCTCCTGCCAATGCAGCTTTAAGACTTACAGGTCTATTGAGGGTTCTTTGCAAGATTTGCGCTGCACGAGTAGTGTCTTGGAAATGCTGTATAAGTGCATCTCCCTTACCTGCATTTAATTCCGCAACTGTAAGTTTATTATATTGGTCTGTCAAATTCTTCAAAGACTCTCTTAAACTACTAAGCGTCGAGGTGTTTGTAATGTTATTACTGTTTCTTTGTTCTGTGCCCAACAAACTTTGGTTGTATTTTCTAATAACAGCAATCGCATCATTAGCCCTTTTTATGTCAGCCTCAATAGCCATTCCGACAGGAGACGTTTTTTCTGATGCGGACATATCAAAGTATGCTCGTCTCATTTGCTCTACCGCAACAGTAAGCTCTTTTATTCCTTTAATTGGAGAGTTACCCTGTACTGATGCTTGTTCGTGCGCAGACCTAATTAATTGGTCTGCTGTTTCCCTTGCAGCAAGCCCCGTCTGACGTATTGCCTCTCTTCTTTCCTGCTCTCTCTGAATATTTTGCCGTATATAGGCATTCATGTCGTCGAGAGTTTGCTTTTGTTGGTTTGTTTTTGTGTTTAGTTCTCCTTGCGCATTTGCCAGTTGCTGAGTTGTGGTTGTGCCATTTTGCATTAACGACTTACCTCGCTTAAATGACTCGTTTAACTGTGCGAGTTCTGGATTTGCTTTTTGTAGGCTGTTGACATAGTTTTGTATGGTGTGTCCTTGCGGCGCGATAACATCACCCATCTGCTGAATACCACTTTGTAGCGTTCTTAATTGTGGAATAAGGCTGCGAACCTCTTGCTCGTACCTGTGTACCCCATCGGTAGCATATTGGAATAATCCCTTGTCTCCAGTTGTTGTTGCGTGAGCAGCCAATGCGACAAACGACGAATACTGCTGTCTTGCCTCGCGCAAACGTTCTCTAAGCAGGTCAAGTTGAATATTCATTGTTTGCAATGTATCAGCGTTGCGTATTCCGCTTGGGCTTGCGCTACGTATTGCCACCTGCTGCGCCTTTGCAAAATTGTCAAAAGATGTTGCTGCCTCTTGGTTCTTCTTGATTTGCTTGTCGCGTGCGGCAACGTTCTTTTCAACCGCATCCGTCTCTGCATTCTGTGCCTTTGCACGCTTTGATGCACCACCATCGGCAGACCCTCCAGAATCAATCTTGAGGTTTCCTAACGACTTTAACTTTGCTTCCATCTGTCCAACTGCGTTGTTGGTAGATTGAACCATTTTCTTCATCGACTCGTCAACGTGGCTAACAAGCGAGTCAATTGACTTTCGTAGTTGTTCATCGCTTAACGATGCCGAAACTATTGTCGGAGAATTATTTGCCATATTTTATATAGAGTTAAATGTTATTTTTTGTTCTTTCGCACAGGAATCTCGAACTCCTCGCCTTTCTTGAGTTGCGGCATCTTACCAAGACCTCCAAAGAAGTTTTCAAACTTCTTCTGTGCGCTGTACGCCTCCTTGAAGTTATTCCAAGCCTTCTTGTCTTTACCCTTGAGATACTTCGTGTGGGTGTTATCAACAGCCATGAACTGAATCTGGGCTATACTCAATCGGTACAGGTAGTCGTCTAATCTGTATTGCGTGAACGCTCTGAGGAAGTCTGAGGCGTCAGCAAAGATTGAGCTTCCATAAATAGTGATGCTGTCTCCTCCGATTTCTTCTTCCTCGTCAGAAGTGAATCCGTAAGCATATTCACCGATTTTCTGAGTAAAAAAAAACCCGTCAAGTCGATTGACTTTATTGCGCCAAGCACAATTGCTGCCCACTGGTTCGTTTCAAATGTTGACATCATAACCTTTGCCTTCATAAGCTTGACCAGTTTGTCGTTTCTCGACATTATGCTGTCAACATCATCGTATGACTTTATATCATCTGGAGTAAACAGGTGATTGCATAGTACAATAGCAACAATCTCACACATGGAATCCAAATCCGTACATAGAGCCGCTATAACCTTCTGGTCTGTATCAAGTGACTCGTCAGCCTGCTTCATGTCAAGAGCAAGCTTACAGATACGATTAAGCGAGTAGTATCGCATGTTCTTCACGACATACTCGTTATCTCCGAGAACCACAAGAGACGGAGTGTCGTTGATGATGTCAACGATGTCTCTTTTTATATCTATAGGGAAGTCGGACATTTCCTGTTCGTTTTGTTCTTTCTTTTTTTTCATATTATTTCGTGAATCGTTTCGTATTCGTGAAATCAAAAGGGGGCATTACAGGGAGTAACCCCATAACGCTCCCCTAACGTTCACGAAAACAAATAGAACTTTGTGTTCTTTTATACCTTCTCGTAATAGGTCTTGCCTGTTACGACCTCAGTATCCCAAGTCAGGCGGTAGTTAGTGCCATCAGACTCGTAGTAACCCTTGGTCTTTGGGTTGCCAGTAGGCTCAACGACCTCCTCGAACTCTACGGTCTCGCCACCAACAATCTTGTACATGTGCTCAACATCGTTGGTATCAGTCCAGTTCAGTGCGGTGATGGTCACTGAGTAGTTCAGAGCGCCGTCTTCGTCCTTCTTGATAGTACCGATGGTCAAGCCGCGATACAGTACGAGTGCGCTGTTTCCGCGCTGGAAATCCAACTTCCATTCGTGCTCGCTCGTGTATGCGTTTGCAGAACCCTCATAAGTGTCTGTTGATGGGTCATACGAACCTCCGAACAGAGGGGGAAGCTCCGACAGGTCGTAGTTCGCCAGCTCGAAGGTAAATGTTACAGGATTTCCGTCGTACAGAATGTCGAACGGGGCATCGAAGAACTCAGCCTCAATCTCTGTAGAATCTGGCTCATCCTGTCCGATAGCCAAACCTTTCAGAACTCCGCTAACCTTGGTGTAATCACCACTACCACCGACTGCGCGATAACCCAGCATGGCGGTCTTAATAGTTGTTTTCTTACTCATAGTTTAAATCCTTTCTAATTAAAAAGTTATACAATATTGTTAATTATTTGTTTATTACCACAACGAACGACTTGATGAACGTAAAGTATGCATTTCCTGCATTTGACACCTCTGCGTCGTCTGACGTAAGAACACTGCCCTTGTCTATGTAGTACGTGCCATCGTCCACCTTGGACTGCTCGTCGACAACGTTGTTTATGCTGTTTTCCATCACTGCATAGATGTCATGGTCGACACGACCTCTTGAAATCTGAGGAATGTACGCCTCGATAAAGCACCTTACACGACCGTATGCTTCTCCGACAAATTCACTCTCATCAACGATGCTGCCAACATGGATAACAAGGAAGCCGTCAGTCGTATCAGATTCCGTGAGTTCTTGCGGAACTCGCATATCGTAAACATTCTCCGAAACAACTCCGAAGAGTAAGTTGTACAAGTAGTCGTATATGTCTATTCTCGATTCGTTTACCATTCGTCTAATCTGTTAGGATTTTTCAGATTCTTCTTCGCGGAACTTGCAAGAGACTTGCTCGCATACTTCTCAACGTGTACGTTGAACCGCATCTTCGCAGGCTTCAGGTCTTTCTTAATCTTGTCGTAATGCCAAGTCATTATGTTGAACTTGACAAAACGCTGTTTGAAGATGTTATAGTGACCTTCTTCCCAATAACCCCAATAAGGAGCGAGGATTGCGAAAAACACATACCAATGCCCATCCTTGCATTTGCTCGCTGCCTTGTCAATGTATGCCTGTGCAAGAGCGTGTCCGTTTACAGGCTCTGCTGCACTCTCATAAGACCAGTTTGCTTTTTGGAGCATTCTTGCTTTCTGGACATCTTGGTTGTATAATTCTTTCCACTTGTTGCGTCCACCTTCAAGTATGGCAGCGGAAGAGTATTCATGCAAAAGAGAAGGTGCTGTTGCAGACTGTTCTCTGTAGAAGCCACTGTCAATGAGTTGCTTATTGTAGCAAACTCCCCAACATAAACTATCGAGCAAGTTTCCTTTGTTGCTCATATTGTGCTTCCCGTCGATTGCTGCTATATCGTTTCCGAGAGCAATTATTTCCTCTCTTGCATACTCCACAAGGCGACGGTTCTGTTCTGCGACAGCGTTAGCCATCATCTGTTCAGCCATCTTTGCGGCATTGAAACCGATTATCTTGCCTTGCTTCATACTCTACCAACTGCTTCTTGTTGCGTAAATACTTATGCCTCCAAGTTGCGAGGGGTCTGCGTTGTCAACGGTCAGATTGAACGTCTCTCCATAGCGTGTCAGCGAAATCTTGTCACCCTTGTGTGGAACTATCCAGTTATCGTTCTCGTCCTTTGTTAGAGGAATTGAGATAATGTAGCTGGACGTCTGCATTACACGACCTTCTTCGTCGGTTGCCATGTGTTCATCCATAACGCCTTCGTATATGGTGACTACAGAGTCCTTTTGCATGCCCTTGCCTGCAACGGTGCGGGTTATTGTTCCGCTATACGGGTATTCAAGAATCTCATCTCTCATCATAAGCTGTCAACATCTTCTATTGGAACAAAGCGGATTTTCTTCTGCATGTTAACAAGTATATCCGCCTTGCTGTCGCCGTATTTTTGATAGATACCAATTGCGTACTTGATTTTGTCGTTCTGGTAGAAATCCTGCTCTTGTCCAATGGTCTTTTGATAACCATTATGAGACTGAGACAACGATGCGGTATTTGAAGGTGAGAGCAATACGGCAGTAAATATAATATCTGCTTCCATAAGCTCTCTAAGGCGTTGGTCAACGTGTTCGCCATACACATCGTCATTAGGGTCTACCCCCCTGTCGAGTGCAATTACCTCGAAGTTGCCTTCGTTGAAGCTATACCTCGTTTTCTTACCTAACCATTCAATTACCGTCATCGTCTACTCAATCTAAACAGGTTCTACATCAGATTAATTGTCAGCAGTTGTGGTATCAACGCAGACGTGGTACAGAGACTCGTCAAGGACAGTTGCGTAGCGTCCGAGTACGTCAGTGTGATAAGACTTCAGCATGCCGTTAGGCACAATCTTATTGATGACGTGCAGGAAGCTCTGAACCTTTGCCAGAGAGAAGTCTACGGTCTTGTTCACCTCGCCGCTCTTCATCAGCTCGGCGTCGGGAACTTGAGCGTGTACCAGTACACCAGCGTAGCCGCGAGGACGGAGTACTGCAACACCAGCCTTCCAGCCCTTAACGGTTGCATAGGTGGTCATGCCCTGTACTGTTTGCTGCTCGCGTACGATGCGGATAGGAGAAATCTTAGACAGCTCCCAGCGGCTGTATGCTACCAGCTGGTCTACGGTGATAGAACCAACGTCTGTAGAAGACTGACCGTTGTTCACGATGATTACCTTGTCTGGAGCGCCCATAGCAAGGTAACGGTTAACCTCCTTGATGAATGCTGCGTTCTTGATAAGAACAGTAACCAGCATGTCCCAAGGAATATCCCATTCGAATGGGGTCTCGTCGGGGAGAAGGTTAGCCTCCTTGAAATCGTACTCAATCTTCATCATCTGCTCGGGGATGTCGCAGTCAGCAGCAGTCCATACCTTCGCACCAGCCTTCTTGAAGTTGGCGATTGGGATGTATGCGTTCTGATGTGTCTTGACACCGCTAAAGCCCTGTGTGGTAGCAGTACCACCACCAACCTTTGTCAAGGCAATCTGGTTTCCATACTCACCGCCACGAGACAGAGTCATAGCAGCCATGTTTGAAGCACGGAGGTTGTGTGTCTTGACGAGGTCTGCAACGCCGCGTACGAAGCCAGTTACCAGATTCTCGTCGCCGCCGAGTGACTGCAAACGAGCCTTCAGCTCCTCCTTAGACATAGAGGTCTCAAACAAGCCCTTACCATACTGGTAGATAGAGCCAGTCATCTCCTCTCCGCCTTCAGCATCGAGCTGCATGGTCTCAGACAGAGGCGCCATCGCGTCAGCCATTGGAACTGTGCGGTTAATCTTCTGTCTAACTGTCCAAGCAGGATTCTTCTTGAGGTCTGCGAGGTCGATAGTGTACTCGGTAGGGTCTACACGGAAGTGCTCTTGCCAGAAGAAGGTATTCTCCTCAATCTTAATCTTGTCGTTGATAAGAGTCTGCAAGAAGCCGACGTTTGTACCGTCCATGAATCCCTTCTGATAGAGCTTTTCAATAGCCTCCTCGGGATTCCATTGATATTTCATTGCTTGTCCCATATATATATTCCTTTCTTTAATGTTTAGTGATTAAATCCAGAAAATTCCGTCGATGTAAGACTTGTTCTTTGCGAGAACATACTTAGGCAGTGGCTGCATCTTCTGAATCCAAGCCTGCTTGTTGTAAACAGTGCTAATAGAGTAGTTCGCAGTGTCTGGCTTGAGACCATATCCCTCAGTTGGCATAAGGTCGCGGTCAGCCTCGATGAATGTGTTAGGATTCTTTACGAGAACTTTTGCGGAAGCAGACTTCTCTGTTCCTTCAGCCTCGACAAGAATGTCGTCGGTTGTGAGAATACCGAGAGCGACGTCAAGAGTAACCTTGAAGCGCTGGTTAGCCTCGTCGAACTCGACTGCTGTGATTTTTGCAGACTGACCAGTGTAGTCAGCCTCTGACTTTGTTACAGTGCTCTCTTCAACGGTCAGAGTCTCAACAACAAGAGAGTCGGGGGCTTTCATGATTACCATACCAACCTCTGGTGCGTCGCTGTATCCGTCACCCTCTACAAAGATTTCTGTTGCGTCGGCAGCGGCGGCAGCCTGCAACTTAAACGAGCGGAAGATGAGGCATCCCTCGGCGGGAGTGTACTGTACGAGCTGTGCAGCATACAGATGGTCGAAGCCTTTCTTCGGATTCAGAATAGTTCCTCCAAGCAGTACGTTACCGCGCTGCTCACCGTTACCATCCTTAACCCACACCCACTTACCACCACGCAGCTTGCGTGAGGTTTCGTAGAAATAAGCCAAATTTGTTACCATAATAATTTTACTTTAAGTGTTTAACATACCTTTACCTCTGGAATGGCTGACAAGGCTTCCTCGTCACGATGCTTGATTTGTCTTGGAGCAAGAGGTTTGATGTCACCGTATGTTGGCAGCATAACCTTCTGGTACTTCTCGACAAGTGTACGAGCCTGTTCCTCGTCGCCTTTATCCAACACAACCTCAAAATCCGAAGCGTAATTCACAAAGGAGTCGTGAAGGTCTTGTCGGATGCTTTGTTTAGCAATCTCAATCACAGACGCCTTCTTTGCATTTCTTGACTGGTCGTTCTTGAACTTCTCCAGTTCAGCGAGCTGCGCTTTTACGTCGTCTGGCAGTTCTACTTGCTGCTGTTGCGGTTGCTTTACTTTCTTTTCAAGCTCTGCGATTTTGTTCCTGTAATCGTTCTCCTTGGTTGCGAACTGAGCCGAGAATGCGTTGCTTGCATCAATTGAGGCACTAAAAGCAGTGTCCAAGTTAAAATGCAGGTCGGCGGCAAAATCAGCCTCTTCAACATCCTTTCCCTCGTACCTCTTTACGAAAAAATTAGTGAACTTTTCCTTGAACCCATCGGTCAAAGCTTCCGAACCATACTTTCGCTCGGTGCAATAGGCATTCATACTTTCCAATACCTGTTCTCTTGTTACTTCCATAGTTACTTGCTATTTTGTAAATGATTAAACAATGATACTTTTTTGTTCGACGCAAAATTAAAATATGTATTGTGTCCAGCAAAGCACATACTTACAAATAAAGTGCAAATATTGAAAAAATGTACCAACAATGTATTATAGTGTTATGCGTACACCTATATTATTTTTATCTTTGCGCTGAAAATTTTCAAACAGTATGGCAAAGAGAAATAAAGATGTCGTGTTAGCTCCTTTGGCAGATGGCAACCAGAAGTATGCCATCCGCTCAAACGCCGACATCGTTTGCTTTACTGGTAACACTGGCGGTGGAAAAAGCTACTCCCTGTATTATTCTCCAATCCAATACCTTGCCACGAATGACAACGCAAAGATTGTTTGCTTTATGCGTAACGTCGCGGATTTCTGGGGCGCTGGTAAGGTTGGAGACACATTGAAGCAAATGTACCCAATCATTGATAGGGCGCAGAAACGTCAACCAGCAGACCCTATCGGCGAGCTAATCCACAAGCTTGAGGACATGGGATGGAAGTTGTACAATGGTTCTGAGATTAAGTTTCAGCAGCTTGACAACGAGAACCCGATTGTTATTGATAAGATTGCTAAAGGTCTTCAAGCAAAAATCCTCATTTTCGATGAGTGTAATAAGTTTATGTGGCGAACAATTTCGTCGTTCTTCCCACGTCTTCGTGCAGACTCGAACGGAAAAGCACAAGTGTTTCTTGCACAGAACCCAGAGCGAGAATGCTTCATGCGAAAGCTGTGTGGAAAAGGGGAACATGGAGGCGGATGGATTAACGATGACGGCAGTGTTGATAAATCAATGGACGGCGTTGTTATGTTTTTCTTCTGTCCAGACGGAGATTACGAGAGGGCGATATGGGGAAGAACAAAGAAAGAAGTGTATGAGAAGGGCAAGGCTGAGATTGACAAGCAACTTTCTGTTGACGACAGTATGACGTATGAGGACTTGATTCTATCAATGTCATTCTTTAATTTCGATGTTCGCGACAACAAGAGGATGCTGGCTAAAAACACCAAATATAGAGGCTTTGCCGCAAACTCTGCAACAGCAAAATCTTCGTACGCCTCTAACTGGAACTACTCTCTTCTTGACGAGATTGGAGACGACAACATCTCTGGTAACGTAGAATTGAGCGAAATGGATGTCAAGCGTATGTTCCGCCAATCCGAGATGCCAAGGGATAGCAAGTGTATAAAGCGTTTCATGACAGTTGATATGGCTACAACAGGCTTTGATAATCTTGTCATGAAATATTGGGAATTGTGGGAACATTACGGATTTGTGTGCAAGGATATAGCATTCTCTGTAAAGAACTCAAACAGAGAAGCTGTAATGATGATGGTTGACTTTCGTCGCAAGCATAATCTCGAGGAAAAAGAGATGATTATTGACGTACAGGGATTCGGATTCTTGAAGGAATGCTTCCCTCGGTCTATAACATTTGCTGGAGCTACGCAACCAACAGACCGCTCTAAGGCTCAATACAAGACAAGGAAGGACGAGGCTGCGCACATTACTATGGAGATGATACAGGCTGGTCTTATCCACTACGACCCGTCTCTCGCAGAAATGAGGTACACCCACCAGAACATGAAGAGAGAAGGCGCTACAACAATCTTAAAGCACATGGAGTTTGAGAGGTCTGTATTCCAGTTTAAAAAGACTGACAACGGAAGAATCACAATGCTTGACAAGGAGAAGCAGCACTCTATACTGAAGGGAATGTCTCCAGACCTATTTGATAACGTTATAATGCTTTGTGGAGGCCTGTATCACACCAGCTATAATATGCTGCGTGACGATGCAGGAATGGCACGTCGTCGCATACAACAGGAGGATATGTTCGCTATGCTTAACATTAACAGGGCGGATGACGTTGACACAAGAATCCACAGGGTTAAAAAAATTAGGAATGCAAACGAAATACTTAATATATTAAGCGCTATATGATAAGATTAAAAGACATTAAATGGTATCTCGATGACCCAACAAGGCTTACAAAGATGAAGCCTTTTACTCGCGGCGGAGTAATGAGGGGACATGGATGGGAGTTGCAGCCAATCCTTAATAACACAATAATGGATACTGGCTTCTGCAACTTGGAACTCACACCAATTTCGCAGGACACGTATATAACAGAATACCGCCCAGACCTTCATAATATACTTCTAAATAAGTCCATACCTCATATCAAGGTCAATATTGACGGACAGCCACTGAATCTTGGTATGATGGACATGACACAAACGTGCTCGTTCCAGAAGCTGATACACTCGGCTCACGTACGCTCACTGACAGCCAACCCGCTTGAATTTAATCTCGGTAAGGTTGATGCAGTACAAGGCGGAGTGAAATCGTTTGAGATTGTAAAGGTTGAGTGGGTAAACAGAAATATGGATTGGTGGCTTGCACAGGCTATCAATACGTGTAAACAGCTTGGAAACTGCGGTCTCCTTTTCAGCTACGACAAGGAACAGAATAAGACGATTGTTACCAACTATAGCTACGAGGACGGCTATCAGATTGTACCGAATTATGACGAGTATGGATATGAGGTGTCTCGCTCACTCGTATATCAGGTTGATGATAAAATAGTAATCGACGCATACGACAACAAGTATCATTATAGATGCATGCAGGGCGACGATGGAAAATGGGAAATCCAGAGTGAGCTACATGGATTTAGCAGATGCCCGCTTCTGATTAAGAGAGGAAAGGTTGCTTGGGAGTATGCCGAGTCGTCTTGCGAGATGTGGGAGTTGATGGCAAACATCGAGAATATTGCACTGAAGAGATTTGGAACATTCGCACTTGTGTTTACAGGTGAAATGGACAAGGATTCGTTTAAACGAGACTCGAGCACGCTCATTATCAACCTGTCGAGCGACACAACCAACGGCAAGCAAAGTGCAGATGTTCTGAAATTCCCAGAGCCTACGACCATGAATGACTACCTCAAGACTCTTGAGGAGAAGATTTCGCTATTCTCGTCTACGTCGTTTATTACGCCAAAAGACATTTCAACGACTAATAGCGGAGGAAACGGAATCGCTCTTGCAATGTCGAACGATTATGCTCTTGCAACTCAGTCTGCGTTGGACTGGAGAAAGTTTGTCAACGATATGGTTTACCTTCATCAAGAAGGTCTCGACTTGGAAAACAATGGCGTAGACCGTTTTGCTAAGTTGAGAATCGGTGCAAAGATTGTGCCTTGGTCTCTCGAGACAAATAACACAAAGATAACCAACCTCGCAATGGAGGCTAAATGGCTTTCGATGCGTACACTCATCGAGAGGTCGCCAGACGCAGCGCCAGACGAGGAAGACCGTATTATCGCGGAGCGTGGAGCTCTCGTACCACAAGGCTCAAGTGATATAGACGACGGAACAGATAAGGCGCAGCGCATTAGCACAAACAAGAGTAACGAGATTGTTGACAACAAAGAAAAAGTTGACGTAAAATAAAGAAAGGAGGCATAAATGAACACGGAAATATATGGTCTTATTGCTACTATACTAACGCTTATATGTGGAGGCGGTTGGTTTATTAACCGACGCGCCAAGAAACAACTGGCTGATGCAGAAGCATGGAAAGCACAACAAGCAGTGTATCAAGACACTATTGCCGACTTGAAGGAGTCCTGTGACTATATTAGAAAAGACAGAGACTTGCTACGTAAGGAAAACGAACAACTACGAAACGAGAACAGTATGCTGCGTGAAAAGATTTTTGAGCTTGAAAAACAGTTCGCCGACGTTCGACGTGATATTGCTCGCCAAGGACGTAGGATTGAGTCATTAACAAACAAAACAAAAAAGACTAAGGACAAATAATTCTTGTTATGAAAATTTCGCAAAAAGGATTAGAGTTGATTAAGAAATTCGAGGGATGCAAGCTGTACGCATATCGCTGTGCAGCTGGCGTCCTTACGATAGGTTATGGTCACACAAAGAATGTCAAGGCTGGAATGGCGATTACGCAACAGCAGGCGGAAGAGTTTCTAAAAGAAGATATTGCGCCAATAGAAAAGGCGCTGAATGCCATGTGTGTATCGTTTACGCAGGGTCAGTTTGATTCTTTGTGTAGCTGGATTTTCAATCTTGGTGCAGGGAATTTTAATTCTTCAACAATGAAGAAGTGTATTGTACAAAAGAAGCCAGATATTGATGTCGCAAGACAAATGGTAAAATGGCATAACGCTGCTGGCAAACCTCTTCTTGGTTTAAAAAAACGCCGATGCGAAGAAGCAAATATGTATGTCGGTCACAACATTTTTTATTTAGACGCATTTAACAACATAAAAGAGAAGTGACATGAAAAACTGGATACTATTTGCTTGCTTGATGTTTGTGCTGCTGTCGTCATGCGCATCAAAAAAGAATATAGTCTCAGATGATTACAACAAGGTAGAATCCAAAGTTGATTCAACCGAGACTGTTGTTGTGAAGAATGACACTGACACACATTCACATGATTTGTCTGTTAAAGAGACCGAGAAGATTCAAACAGACACTAAGGTCGAGAAGTCTGACTCAACCGTTATGACCGTGGATTTGAACGGTAATATAATCAAGCAGGAAACGTGGCATAAGGAGAAGGAAACGGTGTCTCGAAATCGCGAATATGAAAAACAGCTACGAGACTCTGTTGAACATTTAAAAGTGACATGTGATTCACTTAGGCAATACGTTTCAAAATGTGATTCTCTACAAGAAAAACTGTCTCACAAAGAATATACAACTATTGAAAAGATAAAAATTCCTAAATGGTGCTGGTATTGCTTGGGATTTACGATTATAATGATTATATTTGCAATCGTTAAGATATTAAGATGGGTACATTAGGTAAAAATCAAATATTTGAAATAAAGAACGAGGATGGAACTTCGTTCCACAACCTCGTACTTCACAAGTCCACAGTCGAAAGTATTGTCATGTCGCTCGGCGACAAGATAAGCGGATACGTGTACTACAAGAACAATACACTTTCAGTATCAATGCATGAATACATCGTATACAACGGTGTGAAATACATGCTTGTAACACCTCCGACCATCATACGCGAGGGTATTGTTTCTGACAACAGCGAACTTAGGGGCATGACCAAATATTCGTTTGTGTTCTATCACCCCATGTACGTACTGGCGAACTTTCCGTTCTGTGACGTTGCGGTAACAAGCGACGAGGAGCGTTACCTTGGTGAGAGTAAGAAGTTCTCTTGGATAGGCTATCCGAACGACTATATCGCCAAACTTAACAAGAACCTTGACGGAACAGAGTGGATTGTCGAAAAAAGCTCGCGCTTTCCGCAGGATAAGGACAGCGAACTTAGTCCAGTAATACCATTTGAAAACGCGACTATTGCGGACGCACTGAAGACTTGGTATGACACATGGGGATTGCCCTATATCGTCGACGTCGTGTCGCCAACAGAGCCAGCTTATGCGCAAGGCAAGCGTTTCAAGGTTGTTATGGGCATGGCGTCTAATGAGGTGTACGAAAACGAGTCTGCTCGTCGAAGCGGCACTCCGTTTGTCTTCAGAATGGGACAGGGCGTCGGATTGAAGAACAACTCCAGAACGCCACGCAACAACAAGATTGTGACACGTATATCTGGTTGTGGAAGCGAAAACAACATCCCATACGGCTATCCACAAATCAGATGGTATGGTGCAAGTGACAGGGCGTTTACATACGGCGACCACGCTGGCGTTTACAACAACGTTACCATAGGAGGACATACCTTTTCAAAGGTCGTGTCTTATCCAATATATAAGGGTATTCTTGGAGGTGATTATGTTGAATTGATTAACCATCCGTTCACGCGTAAGAACCTTATGCCATCCGTTTACAGAACCTGTCTTTTCAATAAGGTTAGCTTCTTAAACACAGATGGCACGCCAAACTTGGACTACGACCCAGATATTGAGCTTGTGGACTACTACGACGCTATCTATAGCTCTGAGTATCCGTACCCCCATCCAATCAACGTACAGTCCCCAAGCTACGAATCACACACGTTCGAGGACATTAAACCAGAACTTGGAGAAGCGGAGATTGTAAGCGCAACACCGCTGAATAACGACCTTACTCCTGCTGAATCATGGGACGATACTATAGACAACGACGGCAACTATATACAAAGCTACTTCAAGATGGTTTTGCCAGTATTGTCGTTTGACCTTTACGCATGTGCAGCAGTCACAGAGGAGATGCAAATCAATATGCGCGGCGGTTCTTGTCTTGGCTGTACGTTCACTGTACAGGTGGATTGGGATGACTACAAGCGTAACTTTTACGACGAGGATGGTAATTTTGCGCCAGACGGAGAACAGCGCGACTTGTCAAGATACCCAAAGTCTAACCTTGGTCAAATTGAGGTTGTATTACAGAAAGAGGATAGCACGTTCGGTACTATAATGCCAAACATGTATCAATATCCTGTTGCTGGTGACGACTTTGTGATACTTGGCATATCGTTACCAGACACATACATAACCACGTCTGAACGCGAGCTCGATGACGCAATGAAGTCTTACATGCTTGAAAACAATGAGCATTACTTCGACTATCCTCTGAAGTTCGACGAGGCGTTCTTGTCGACACACGAGCATATACTAAGCCAAATCAGACCAAACACTATTATACGCTTTGAGTACGCAGGAGAGACGCTTGCTTTATCTGTCAAGCAGTTGTCGGTTAAGTTTGGCGAATCTCCTCTACCAAAGTATGACATTACGCTTACCGACAACGTTGAGGTTGTATTGAACCAAATTGGAAAAGTCGCTGACGATGTAGAAAAACTTTCTACGCTTATCGCCATTTTAAGACAGGAGTATAACCGCAACGTGTGGTCTGAGCTTGCCAAGAAGCTTTCAAAGACACAAGATGATACAGCACAAGGCTTTATCACGTTCCTTAAAGGCTTGCAAGTAGGCAATCAGTTTGTCAGTGGCTTGTTGGGCGAGGGCGGTGTATTCCGCAAGGATGCTGACGGGAAGGTGTATATCGAAGCTGATAAGCTCTACGTCCGCATGAAGGCTTACTTTGATAACGTGGAAATCAAGGACTACGAGCATACATCGGGCAACCGAATAGCAAGTAAGGCTGGTCTTAAATGTGTCAAGGTAGAGGCTTACAATGCCAATGACGTGCTTTTGGCTACCAACCCGCAGACAGAGCCTATTGGCACATCATACTATCGCCTTTATTTCCGTGCAAAGGATGGCGAGGATAGTATTAACAACGACTTTGTAATTGGCGACCAAGCCTTCTGCGACAAAACCACTTTCGATAACAACATCATATCACATCATCGTTATTGGCGGTTGGTTGTAGGCAAGAATGGTAACTTGTCAGATACTGATGAGTTCGGCTTTATCGACTTGTCAGCAACGGATAAGGAAAGTGGTTCTGACGTACCGCAGGCGGGCGATGATGTATCTCAGTTAGGCAATAGAACCAACACGGAGCGTCAAGGTGCTATCATCGAGTTTGTCGGTGGTGATAACGCACCCGCATACCAAATCTATCAAGGTATCAATACCTACTCGCTGAGTGGCAAGTGCATGATTGATATGGGCTTTGACAGCCAAACGGGGTTAGCACGTATGAACGTTGCGGGTAACTTCCGCTTTGGCTCACCACTCAACACGGGTAGCTATATCAAGTACGACTCCCAAGCTAATCAAGGTCAGGGAGAGTTGAAAATCAAGGCGCACGTTGAGTTCACCAATAGCGATGCAGAGCTTGATGCACTCGTTCAAGAGCACCAAACAACCTATGATGATAGTGCGGTGTGGAGCGAAATGGATAACCTCCAAGACCAAATAGACGGAGCTATCGAGTCGTGGTTTCTAACGGGTGTGCCTACCTTACAGAACGCACCCGCTAACACATGGACTACCGATGCGGAGAAGAATAACCACATCGGAGACTTGTATTATGATAAGGCTACGGGGCATGGCTATCGCTTTATGTTCGATAACGAGGAAGAGGTTTACCTTTGGACTCCTATTGCTGATGAGGATATTGCAAGAGCACTCGAAAATGCGGCAAAGGCACAAGAAACGGCAGATGGCAAGCGCACAGTCTATTCCGTATGGAACGCATGGGTTAAGGATAATGTCAATACCTTAGAGGTTGGCGACTTATTCATTCCCGCAGCTAACACCACACAAGGCGGAGTTACCTATAAGGCAAATAAAGTCTATAAGTGTATTACCAAAGGTTCTGCCGT